ATGACGAACGAATGCAAGCCGCTGGTCGAAGTATCAATTCAAAGGGATGGACGGTGGATTCCGCTGGGGATCATGAATGTCGCGCAAGCGCTGGAGCTCCCGCATCACCGGGACTACGTGTTCGTCCATCTCGCGGGCAAGGCCGACGGTTCTTTCGGCGGGTTGCCGCAAAGCCGGTAGCGACGCGCGTCGCAGCTCTCGCAAGGCATTTGCCTTGCTACATCGATCGGTCAAATTTTCAGGGAAATTTACCAGCTATTTCAGCGTGATGATGATGGTCGGAGTGGAGAGATTCGAACTCCCGACCCTCTGGTCCCAAACCGCACTCTTGGCGGAAAACATCCCAGAAACTCTGGAATTCTCCCGTGGAACATTTGAGAACACCCGGAGAACAATCCAGAACTTCTCCCACAGTGCTCTCACAGTTTCCCGCCGTCAATAACCCTGACCTTGCCGTCTGCCTGGGTGGTCGGGGCGAAGAGATTACGCTTGGTGAACTTCTGCAGTTTGGCGATGATTTCCTCGGTAGCGCGCATTGGCTCCTCGAGATAATCCGGGTCAAACTTTTCATACCAGTCGGTGGTGGTCGATCCCTCACTGACCTTGTGGCCTAGCCACTTCGAACGCTGCTCCCTTGATACAGGGAAAGACGCACGGCGCATGTTGGTCGCCATGAAGTGCCGCAGCGTGTAGCATGTCATCTCCGGCATGCCGAGACCGATATCGGTCACTTCCCCCTTATCATCCAGCGTCGGCTTGCCGAGCTTGTTCAGGCGCTTCTCTACGGTGTCCTGGTACTGGCCAACTGGCTTGTCGTCCTTCCAGTGGTCGAACCAAGCGGCCAGGTTCGTTGTCACGCGAATGACCGGCCGGCGCTTCTTCGTCTGCCTTCTGCCGACAGGATTCAGGTCGAGTGTCCCGAACTCGGCGTTTCGCTGCTTCGATAGCCTCAAGTCAAAGATGGCTTCATTTCTGGCGCAGGTGTTCAGCATGATCATCACGAACCGGAAGTCGGCCTCTTCCTCGATCGCATCAATCCACTTGCCTAGTTCGGCAAAGGAGGGAATGTACTCCCGCGGCTTCGACATCTCGCCGCCGATGTGCTCGGCAATCTCTGCCTGATTGCAGAAGACGGTGACAGGGGCGTCTAGAAGCTGGGTCTCTACCTGCTCGCCGGCAATCGTAATGAGCTGTGGCACTGAGGCGTAATGCACGGCAGCGCGGACGGCGATCATGTATGTCATGATGGATTTTGCCGACAGTCCATTCTCAGCGGCCATATGAGCCCAGACGCGGCGTTGATTGAGCCTGGTGAGGTCCGAGACCCTTGGCGCTCCCATAAACGACTGGAAGGCGGTGTAGACGAGTTCGGAAGCCCGTCGTACAGCCGCCATCTGTTTGTAGCCCTTGGGCTCTGCGTAGTGGTCTTGGTAATGCTTCAGGACGGCGAAGAGATAGACCTCTCGCGGGTCTCGGCTAGACGGGGCTGGGGCACCGAGGATGTCGACGAGTTCTTCCTTCGCTGCTTCGAGATCGACTGCAGCCAGAGCTTTTCGCTTAACGCGTCCGCTTCCGTCATCGTACCAGTAGCGATAGAACCCGGATCGACCGGCTTCGACACCGATCCACTGGTCCTTGTACTGCCAAAGGCCTTTTGGTCCTCTGTCTCTTCGCATGCCATTTCCCTGTTCAAAGCGCCAGATAGATCCGACTTCGGATAGACCGTCTTGCCGTCTTTTCCCTTAAAGCACCGAATGGACCTCTCGCGAAGCCACCGATTCAAGATCTGGGCGCTGAGGAAAGGGTACTGCTCAAGCACCTGATCGTGCGAAATCAGGTCATCGATGGAGATGGGGGTAAACTCTGTTCCCATGTTATCCCCGCTTTCCACTGCCATCGTCCACAGGCTCGGCGCCCGCCGACCTCTGTAGGGGCGGTGGGGTGTCTGGCTTCATGAACACGATCCAGTGAGACTTTGCTGTCTTGCCGCAGCGATTGCCGAAAAGTGGCTGCTGATCGGTCAATTTCAGTAATTCGGCCACCTTCACCTCGTGCTCGTTCCACTTGAAGATCAGCGTTCCGTTGGGCTTGAGGACGCGGAAGCATTCGGCAAAGCCAGCGCGGATATCGTTGCGCCAGTCCTCGCCAAGCTTGCCGTATTTCTTCGCAAGCCATCCTGTCTTGCCGTTCTGCACAAGGTGCGGCGGATCGAAAACGACAAGGTGGAACGTGCCGGCCGGGAATGGCAACGCGCGGAAATCCATCTGTTGATCGGGATCGATGATGAGGCGACGGGAGCCGCCCGAACTGCTGGCATCGGTCAGCATGTGCTCTTCTTGGCGGATGTCGCCGAAGATGGCGCGTTCGTCGGCCGGATTGAACCAGAACATGCGACTTCCACAGCAGGCGTCGAGGACGGGCTTGTTCATTCCACGCCTCCGGTCTCTGCGGGCGGTGGGGCCTGCGTGGCGCTCGAAATTGCACTGCGGGCAAGTGCTTGAAGCTGGAGCGCACTTTCGTCACCATCTTCCGCTCCATGTTGGACCACGCTTTTTGCGAAGGCCTGAGCAATTTCCAGAACCGTCAGTAAGTTCTGCCGTTGGGACACAAGCTTGTTGATCAGTCTTGCCACATTCCGCAGTGGCTCAATTGTCTCAGCGCCAAAGCGACCGCGATCATCGTATTGAAGTTCGAGGCATGTAGCGTTGATGGCATTGAGAGCAGCGTTGATTTCAGCCAACTCTTCGATCTCGCTCATCCATCCACCTCCGAAGCACTGAGGGCGGCGAGCGTATGTGCAAGGCTCGTGGAAAACCGGGTGAGAGCCGCTTCCATCGCCTCACGCTGTCGGGCGTTCTCCGGCAAGCCTTCAATGGCCAGATCGGCCATCAGTCGAGCCTGATCTCCGGCGATTTGCAGCGCTTCCCCAACGCCGTCCCGCACCGCCGACGCGAGCGCGGCGTAGATGATTTTGACGCATTCGGGATCATTGGCGACCAAAGCCGTCGCATGATGCACTTCATCAGCTTTCCGCCACTGGGCGGCATCGTATCCTTCAGGAGCCGGCGTTCGGTCCTCTTCGTCCATACCCACCACATGCTCAGCGGGTGCTGGCAGAAGATGAGCAAAGGCAAAGGCCTGACGCTTGTAGGCCTCGATAGCGCCACGAACGCGCGCCTCCTCGTCGAGGTCAGGTCGGCTCTTTGACCGGCCCCATTGCGACATTGCTGCGTCCGTGCAGACTGCCTCTTGGCGTTCGTATCCGCCCACCGAAATATGATGGGGCGGTGGAGAGGTGAGCGCAGCATCAATAGTGGTAATGACCCGCGTCAGTGTTCCATGGACGTCCTTGTCTACGACCTGGTTGCTTTCGATAGCACCTCGAGCGTTTTTCACGGAATTCCGGACAGAAGACAGAACTTCGCGCAGAGTATTGGTGGACTCGCTCATATCACTTGCCTTTCTGGTGGGGAGGTGGCTTTGAGAACATTGCCACGATTTGCGAACGGGTGAGCCTCAAGCTCGATCCCATCGAGAGAGGGCCAATCGAGACGTCCCCAAGAGCATCCATCGTGGGTGTTTATGACGGGAAATTCTGCCCATGAGGCGGGGACGAACTTTTTCGTCTCGCTGTCTATCCAGCGATGCTGCGCGTTCAGTTCATAATAGTCTGAGGTTCCGTACTCTTCTTCGATCGCCGTGAGGATATCATCGGTGAAATCGGCAAAGTCGGGCGCATCGGCTGGAGCGCGATAATCTCCCGATATCATCCATGTACTGCATCCACGGATGATCCAATACGCGGGCCGATCATTGATCGTCGTGATAGAGAACAGGGATCGTCCGTCACCGAAGATTTGGCTCAGAACGGCAGGGGTGAATGTGATCGAGTCGCTGGGGGTCCAAAGGTAGCTTGTGACAGGTCTTTGTGCGGCCCTCAGCGCAGAGGTGACGGCTTCGCTCATCGTCTCGTCTCCTGTATCGGCGCGTAAAGCTGGGCGGGTGGCAAAGCTGTCTTCGATGGGCGATCGGGCTTAGACCGCTTGGGGAAGCCGGCGCTGCGGATGGCCTGCTTCGGGGCAGTGATGCCGAGGTGCTTCTTGCGAACGGCCGCCACCTTGGCCTTCTCAGCCACGTCCTTGGCCGTCTTTTCCACATGGCATTTGCGGTGCGACGGGCGAAGGTTGCTTTCCCGGTTCTCTCCGCCGTTGATCAGCGCCTTGACGTGATCCAGATCCCATTTCTGGCCGATCTGGATAGGCTGACCGCAAAGATGGCAGCTATTGTCACGGTCGAAGATGCGGGCTCTTACGCGCGGTGGGGCTCGCGTGTCGTCGGTTTGGCCGATCCATTCATCAACGGTTCGGCTCATCCGCGCGTCCTCCCCATCAAAGCCGCAATCCCCCGCATCATCTTCCGCACGGTGGTCTCGCTCCTCGGGCGGGAGGCCATTCCCTTGGCGGCTATCTCGCGTTGAAGCTGCTCAACGGTGGCCGCTACCTTTTCCCGGTGGGCTATCGTCGAGGGGCGGGCATGGGGCCGCTTCTGTAGATATTCGGAGGCGGTTCTCATGCGGCACCTATGGAGGTCTTGGCGCGCACAGATATCGCAGCCATGATTTCTTTGACCGTTGTCCACGGGACATAGACTGGGTAGCTGCGCTCCTCGCCGTCCTCATCGACCCCTATCTGATTGAATTTGAACTCGCCGTGATAGGCGTACTTCGTGTTGCCACTTGGGGTGACTGCCTCTTCGAAGGCAGCTACCTTCTTCTGAAGGTGAGCTATCGCCAAATCATGAAAGCAAGCTCTGGTGAACGCCGGAGCCAGATCGAATGGCAGGGCGTAGCTGTCCTTGTATTTCGGCTCGTATTTGTCTTTGACGGGAACGGTCTGGGATTCGACGAGGGACAATGGCCAAGCGCCGGCAAGCTCCTTGATGCCAGTATAACCAAGATGCTTAGGGCATTCGAAGAGGTCGCGCTTAATCAAGACATAGAGAGTTTCACTCATGCCGCCTGCTCCCCATACTTCTCCCCGCAGAACGGGCAATAGGTGAGGAACATGGAAACGGCCTTCGGCTTGCCGCGACCGGTTTCCACCTGTTCGGTTTCAAGCATAAGGCCGGGGTGAGCCGCCTTGTGGAACATCATGGCCTGTGTGAGCCGCGTGTTGTGCTTGCTCAATTGTTCGTTGACCGTTTCGATGCAGGAGCAGGTCATGCTTCACCGCCTTCATTCTGGCGGCTAGCCATCTCGTCTTTCGCCCGCTCGGTCAGGATGGCGATCTTGCTCCGCTGCTCCTGAATGTGGAGCTCGATGACTGGCTTGCAGATCGACCACGGCACATTGAACAGGCGGTGGCTGTTGCTTCCGCTCGGAACGCCGAGCTGAAGGCCATCCTGCAGGCGACCGAATGCATCGCGAATGTCAGGGGTGGCTCGCCGATTGAACTCGTCGGTGATCTCCGCAAGCAGGTTTTCGGCATTCTCGACCTCGCGATAGGCGAGGGCTATGTCCATGGCGGTTTGTTTTGATATAAGGCTCATGCCGCGCCTCCCTCTTTCTCTACAATCTTGAAGTTGATGGAATTGAGCTGAGATTCGACAGCAGCGCGGAACTTGTCCTTGTCAGGAACGCCACCTGCTTCAATCACGGCTATCGATGCGATCGTCCAGGCGGAGCGGATCAGCATGTTGGCTACGATCGAGGTAGCCTCGCGAGTGGACTGGCCGGCAGTAATGAACTCTCCCGCCTGATCGAAAGCGAAGTCGTCGATGATCTTCGCCATGGTCGGGATGCGGATGCGAGCCTTTTCTGTGGCTTCGAATGTTTCGGTGGCTTCCGTCATGCCGATCTCCGATGTTCCTCGCGCTTCGGCATCACCTCTTCCGGCGTCACGCCGAATTCAGATGCGATGAAGCGGATTGCGTTGTTGAGAAATCCCTCGAATGTCGGCTCATCCATACTTTCGAAGGCGATCGACGACGGGACCTCTACGATGAGGTCACCAATCTTGACCTTGTCGGTGTAACCGGTCTTGATCTTCACTATCTGATGCAGCGCCTTCGGATGAGGCGCGCATTCGGTAGCCTTCACTACCTCACGCAAAAACTTGAAGTAGAAGCGGAGGCGGCTGGGGACGCGACCGGTTCGGAGATCAACTTGGATGCGCTGACCGGCCGGAAATTCTCGGATCATCTCGCGATCCATTTCCATCTCGCCGATCAGGCGATCGCCATCACGAACGAGATAGAACGGGGGATGTTCGGGTGCCTTCTTGATCATGAGGTCACCCGGCATTCAGAGAAGACAGCATCGCGAGGCGGCGTGTCCGGATCGCGCGGGCCGCATCGATCATGTCGGCGTGGCCTTCACTCTCAAGCGTGGCCGGAGCGTCGAAGTCATTCCAGATCTCCTCGACACTGGCTTCATCCTTTGCGCTGGCGAGTGCCGTCTCGATCTCGTCGAGATAGGCGCCGAGGTCGAACTCGGCAGTCGCTTCCTCGTCGACGTCCTTCACCGGCTCGGCGTCAATGGTCTTGACTGCCGACGGGGGAGCGGGTGGCTTCGGAGGCTTAGGCGGGGTCGGCTTGCTTTCGCCGGACGGCTCGGGAGTGATGTTGCGCATCTCCTCGGCGTCGGCGATCTCGCGGGCTTCGTACTCGTCGCGGATACCGCCGAGCACGTCGCCGAAGAGTTCACGAAGGCAATAGCCGGCGGCGCGCCAGGCGAGCATGCGCTGGGGAAACCGATACCATGGGCTGTCGTTCGGCTTTTCTTCGTTCTTCTTGTCCCACTTGTTCCACTTAGTGACCACGGCCTTGGTCTGCCACAGGCCAGCGCGCTCGGCGTCGGCTTGCGAGAACTCGACCCGCTTGTCCTCACCGGTATCGAGACGCTTGGCCTCGCAAAATCCGACCATCTTGCCATTGCGGTCTTCGCAACCGGTGCGGAGATACGCGACCTTGCCGGACATGCGAACGACGTTGATCAGGCCGTCGCCGTAAAGCGCCGGTTTGCCGTTGATGACGGTGAAGCTCCGAAGGCTGACCATGGGCTTCAAGCCCAGCTCAGCGCCCGACATGATGGCGACGGCGACCGCTGCGGCGGCATCGTCGCCTTCAAGCTTGCCGATAAGCGCCGACGGAGCGAGGCCGGACGCGCAAACCGCTCTTGCGATGCGCAGCGTTTCCTCGAAGGTCTGAGGCACGATGGCGAGGACATTGCCGCCGCCGGTGAGTGCAGGAAGAGGGGCGTTCATGCCTGCTCTCCATTGGCGACTTCCGGCTCGACGACGCGCAGGATGCTCTTCTGGGCCTTGTCGGAGCCGGCCTTGATGTTCATGACCTCAACGGTGGTTTCGCCGCGTGTGGTCTCGACAACGACCTTGTCGCCGATCTTGACCGTCAGATCTGCCGGGATGAAATAGTCATAGGTCTTTTCGTCCTTCTGCCATTTGAACTTGATGGCGGCGACGTAGAGAAGATCGGTGCCGGTCATTATGCTGCCCTCTGTTCTTCGATGCGCTCGACGCCAGGCAGAGACTGGCCGGCCTTGATCGCGCGGTTGGCGAGCTGGTCGATAACGGCCAGCAGATCGGGATGCTTCAGGAGGACGAGAGCGGTCGCGGCGGCTTGGTAGTCGGTGACCCGCGCCGATACGAAGGTGCGAAGGGCGACACGGGCGCCAGTGCGGCCGGCTGCGGCGTTCTTGGCCTGCGTCTCGCGCTCTGCCTCTTCCGCCACCTTGGCGAGGCGCTCGGCCTCAGCCTTCACGTCGGCGTCTTCGGCTTGCGAGGCAACGCGAGCGGCTTCCTCAGCCTCCCGACGCTTGCGGTCCGCTTCTTCCTGGGCCTTGCGACGGCGCTCGTTCTCAATGCGCTGCTGCTCCTGCAGGAACTCGTCCATGTGGCGCTTGAGCTTCTTGCTGAGGTCTGCCGGCCCCTCTTTGAGATCGCGCCACTTGTCGTCGATGCGACGGCTATCATCGAGCGACGGCTGCTTCTCAACTTTGTGGAGGTCGGTGGCCTTTTTGGCGATCGCCGCAATACGTTTCGACCACACGGCGGCCTTGTCTGCCTGTTCCTGCGTCGTGATCTTGGTTTTGAGGAAGGCGGCCGCCAGTTCCTTTTCGCCGGCGAACTCTTCGGTCAACGCCTCGAAGGGGTCGGAAGACTGATTATGTGTCTTCGGCGGGAGATTGATCACCGGAGCGTCATCGTCCCAGCCGCCGCCTTCGATTGCCTTGACATACGCTTCATACGTCACCGGATAGCGACATGCGAAAGTCCAGATGTCGGATGCGTCGACCTGGCGGTCGCCGCGCATGGCGTGCCACTTGCCGTCCTCGAACCAGATAGCGACCGGCTCCCACGGCTTGTCCTTGAAGCGGGTGCGATAATAGCCCTGCTGCGGATCGCCGTCATGGATCGGGCCGATATTGCCGGCGAGGGCGTTCTGCCACCAAGCCCAAACGTTCACTTCTGCCATGTAAGTTGCTCCTGGTTGATGAGCGCGGCCGCCTTGAGCTTCTGCTCGGTCGGCGCGATTGAGATGATGGTGAGGACGCCCGCGATGGCGGCGATGAGGATCAGCTCGATGGCCTTGCTTAGGCCGCCGATCATCTGCTGGCGGGCGGCCTCCATCTCGGCGTTGATGGCCTTGGCGCGATCGACGAAGGACTGGGCGGCTTCGAGGTCGCGGCTCATGGCAGCAACCATTCATCATCGGTTCGCTCGCCCATCGATACGGCCAGCATCGCGTTGATCTGGCGATCGGCCATAGACGGCTCGCTATCCTCGCGCAGGTCGACATGGCTGAACTGCCGGTAGAAGACGATGCGCTGGCCCTTGTGAGCCGCAGTGGCGTGATCTCGAACCGCCTTCTCCGATGCGAAGAAGTTCTTGCACTTCCCGCAGAGGAACGGCAGCTGGGTGTTGACCTTTCCCATCAGTACGCTCCCACAAGAGCGGCCAGACCGGCGCGGCGCTTGAACATAGGAACGACAGGGGTGCTGCCCTCGACGAAGTCACCCCACTCAAGGGCAGCTTGGCGACCGTGGACCGTCTTCTCGTCGTAGAGAACCTTCTCGATCGCAGCGTAGAGCATCTGCTCGAACGTTCCGCCGCCGCCACGGGGCGAGTGCGGAAGCCACTTGTCGCCGACCTTGATATCCTCGACGCGGAACTCATCCGGATAGCGCTCGTCATTGGCGACCAGTTCGGCCTTGCCGTAAAGGAGCATGCCTTCGCCGAGGCCGGGGATTTTCAGTTCTTCGAAATGGTAGGTGCAGGTCATTTCCGTCCTCATCCTCGTCGCCGGTGGCGTTTCGTTGATGAGCTTATGAAAGCATATCTTTCACATTAGTGCAAGCGATAAAGAAAGGATTGCTTTCAATTACGGAAAGTGAGAAGCTGTAAGGAGTTCTTTCAAAGCAGGAGCGCATTGATGATTAAAAGTGAAAAGACCCCACCATCTCTTCCTAATTTGGTACCGGCGGGGACGGTAGTTGGGTTGATAGATTGGAACGGCACCATAGCAAGCGTGATTGATGCCGTTCTTGAAGCCCGATCTGCCGTGTACACTTTGCCAGCTGAGTTTTCGGTGGGTGGAACCCTGGAGGCCGATCCGCTCACGCTGCAAGGCTATTGCCAGCAACTCCTCGACATCATCCAAAATTATGAGGTCGATATTGAGGGCGAAGATAACGACCTAATCGCGCACATCAGTAGAGCGGTTGATCCAGCGCGTGCGGCAACGTCGGAGGGCCAGCCATGACCTGGAAAACATCAGGCCAAGATCCTTGGTACGTCGAAAATTCGCAATCTTCATCCACCGTGTCGGTCGGCATCGCCAAGGATGGCGTGGTCAGGGCGATCGCCGTATCGACCGGCGATGAAGATGACGGCGACTACATCGTCGCGGCGCTGAATGCCTACGAGGCATCGTCAGCAACCGCAGAGATTTCGATTGTGACCCCAGGTTATCGCCTTTCCCACTGGAAGAATGGCAGCGACGAGCTTGAAACAGCGCTCGACGCATTCTGGAATGCTGCTTACCAGCAGGGCTGGCAACGGCGCGGACACGACGACAAACAAGGCTCAGCGCAAGCGGCAGACACCAGCCTCCGAAATATCATCGCCAAGCTGGCATCGCCTGCAGAACTTTCGACGGGCTTCGACTTACTCAAAGACGCTATTCAGTCCGTCGAGGAAAGCATGGCAGCTGATGCCCTTGACGGTGAGCCGGTAGACCCGTCACGCTACGACGTAGACATTTCATATGAGGATGCAAAACGCATCCTTGATGGAATGTCATTAGTGAAAGTTGTGGGTTGGCAGGACATAGGCACCTGCCCAAGAAACCAGAGCGTAATTCTGCAATGCAGGTGGAAGCATCAGCCTCACGCACCCTATGTGTTCGAGGGATATCTCGATTGGGACGGCATGACATGGCGTGAACAAGGTGGCGGTGCGCTTCGGGCAGGTATCTCGGATCCAGTTTATTGGCAACCGATGCCAATACCAACTCCCATGCATCCGCAGTGCGATCACGATTGGTTCGACTGCTCAAATTCCGCAGTGAAAGCGCCTACGAAGTCATGCCGTAAATGTGGTTGGACGGTGCATGGCGAAGATGAAGCGCGCGGCCTTTTCATCGAGTGGCCTTGGCTTACCCCGACCAAAACCCCACCGCCTTTAGAGAGTGGAGAGGGTGCGAAGGGATCTATTCCCCAGGCCTGAGAACGTAGTGGACACTCGCTACTTGAGCGCCATCAAATTTGAGCTCCTTTGGCGGGTTGAACTGCTCTAGGATCAACTCCTTTTCAGTCCACCTTTTCAGCTTTTTTACATAGGCAAGCGGCGGGCTGTGTTCCTCAAGATGTATTTGGGCGATGACGTAGTCGCCCGTCCTCACTCGACGATCCGGATTGACGCTGACGCTGTCCCCATCATCGTATCTAGGAGACATGCTATCTCCAGATATCTGGACGGCATAAGCCTTCTGTATGCCACTCAAGCTGGGGGGCGCAAACACGTAGTCGAGCGCATTGCCGTTCAGTACGAACTGCCCGTCCTCCCCGCCAACGGCAGAGCCGTACAACGGAATCTTCACCGGGCTGCGAGGTATCTCGCCTTGTACGGTTGCATTCGGTGCCAAGAATACGCGTTGCGGCGAAGAATGGATAGGGATCTCGATTGGGCTGCTATCTTCGTTCTGCGTTGCATCTGAAAGAATCTTTGGCCCTTTCCCAAAGGCTAGCCAGTTCAACTGAACCCCAGCGAAGTCGGCAAGTTTGGCGAGATTTTCCGTCTTGGCTCCCTTGCCGAGTTCCCAGTTCCCTACCGCTCCCCTCGTGAGCTCAAGCATTTCCGAGAGCCGCTCTTGGCTGTCGAGCTTCAATATATCTTCGCGAACGTGGCGAACACGCTCTCCTCGCGCGGCGTCGATCTTAGGCTTCCGATTCATTCTGCCAATATGCCCGAAGAAAGGCGCCCTTTCGCCGAAAGAAGTGCTTGCGAATTTGTGAAAGATATGCTTTCAATGGGCGTATGGAAAACGTCTGCGAAAAAGCCAAACAGGAAGCCGGTGGCCCAGCCGCCCTTGCAAAAGCATTGGGTGGCGTGACCTCCCAGGCTGTGTCCCAGTGGAAGAAGGTTCCGGCCGAGCGAGTTCTCGACGTTGAGCGCATCACCGGCATCTCTCGGCATGAGTTGCGGCCAGATGTTTTCGGTATTTCGGAGACAGCAGCATGACCGACGCACACGGAGTAGCCCGCGACCAGCTCCGCGCCTTCATTGAGCGCATCGAGCGTTTGGAAGAAGAAAAGAAGACGATCGCCGACGACATCAAGGATGTCTATGGCGAGGCCAAGGGCATGGGCTTCGACACCGTCATCATGAAGCGTGTCATTTCGCTTCGGAAGAAGGATGAGCAGAAGCGTCTGGAAGAGGAGGCCGTGCTGGACACGTATCTCCACGCCCTTGGCATGCTGGCTCAGCACGATCTGTTTGAAGAAACACCGGCTGCGACCAATACGGCAGTCGGCAGTGGGGTTGGCTCCGCCGCCCCGCTTCGCATTCAGCCGGAAACGGCTTCCGAGACGGTGGGCGGCTTTCCGGTTGCTGCAGCGCCGACCAGTGCGGAGGAAACCGGCGGCTACAGCAGCAAGGCCGCAAGAGTTGCAGCCGAGAACGTCGTCGATAAGAGCGTGACGGCGGGAGAGACCGCAACTAATCCCGAGATGGACCGCGAGGAGATGCGTGGCGGCCGAGCCGTCCATTCCCTGGCAGCGGAAAACGCCCGTAAGGCAGTCCCGGAAACGGAAGACGGTAGCGTGACCCATGCTGGCGCCGGTGGAATCCCGGCAACCATTTCCGAGATCGATCCGAATGAGGATCGCAACGAAGTCCAAAGCCTCGGCGGAGACGTCGGCGCCAACACGGGAGGTCGTGATGTAGACAGCGGCGTAGAGCGCGCGCCCGGGCAACAGCAGGGCAACATCCTCAACCAGGCCGGCGGCCTCGTCTGTAACCCGCCGGCCAAACTCAGACCGAACTGCTTGAGACCTGAGAACTGTGCCGGGTTTGGTTACAACCATTGTTATTCCTGCGGGAAGGCCGCGAAGGCGGGCGAGGTGGCGGCATGAGCATCGAAAAGACCGGAATTCGGCACGCTCCATTGAGCAACCGCATCGTCCTCGCTCGCTTTGGCAAAGATCCAGAAGTGGCTCTCGAGACGCGCGATGCCATGGACGAGTTTTTGAAAGCGCTCGTTTCCTACTGCTTCGACGGCAAGGTTCCAGAACCTGGCGAGGGCATGGAATGGAGCTTCGGTGGCGGAGACGAGCAGTACGAGATCGTCATCAAGAGGAAGCATAGCCCCAAGGCACCAGTATCTGAGGAGGCAGCATGACCAGACCTTCAACAGGCGAAGACCGCATCGCTCAGAACAGCATTGAACATCGCACCGGTCATGACCGGGCGATGGTGACAAGGCCGGGGAGGACGCAATGACTGAAGAGAAGAGCATCAAGGTTGAGATCGACCACGCTTTAGTCTGGGCGATATTTTTCATGTTCTTCCTCTTCTGGCAGCAGAGCGGCTGGTACCGCGTCGATTGCGCCCTTGGCGTCAACGCTGCCTGCAGCCTGATCGCTGCGGAGAAGGACTATCGCGAGGTCAAGCCATGACAGTCGTCATCGCCATCATCGCCCTCATTCTCATTTCGCTTCCGCTCGCCTTTCTCGTGGCTCGAGTGGCGCGATACGCCTCCTGACGGCGCTGCCCCTGGCACCGTCAATTCTCCGGGTCTTCGAACTCCTCCCCGAAGGCCCGGAGAACTCTCAACCGGAATCGCTTGTTCGCCGTGCGCAACACAATGGCTTGAGCTAGCGACCCGATGGATGGGGCTGGTGGCGACGGCGGATCGCCACCAGCAGCAGAGCCAGACCGGTGCGGCGGGGCTCTGCGAAACGGAATTACGGTTGGCCCAGAAGGCGGACCAAACGGTGAGGCAGGATTACCTGCCAGGGTATCGGCCTCACCGTTCTCAATATCGATCCTGCTCATCTGTAGCTCCCTGAACAAGAGCGAACCTAGAGCAGGAGCAAAGGCAAATGTCGGGAAAGTCACCCGTAGATTCGGGAAAGCTAAAACAGGGTCTGAGTAGCAAGATGGACGACGTAGCAACGGCAAATTTCTTGATCGCGGAGATCGGATCGAGGCGCCACATCGGCGACATGTTCCGCGCCGCCTGCCGGGAATTGCGCTCGCGGTTTCCGCATCGCGACGATCCCGAAAACCAATGGACAGAGCGCCGCCTTCGCGGGTGGTGGAACAACGAGAGCCGCACGGTCAAGCACTTCCAGATGCTTGAGCTTTTCGAGACAGCGGAAGCAGTGCGCAAGGCGAGGGACGAACATGCTGAATACAAAGCCAAAACCGAGCGTCTTCGTCAGATGGCTAAGTTTCGATCGACGGCACTCAATCGCGATGTGGCTGCGGGACAAGGGCGCGACCTGGGCTGAATGGGTTTGCCCAGAGCTCAAAGAGGAGGATAGCAAGTGAACGCATACGCTGACTTCCTGAAGAATAAGATCCGTCTGGCCCCGGTGTCTGGCCTGCAAGTCGATCCGGCTGACGTAAACCCGATCCTCAAGCCGCATCAGCGCGACATGGTTGTGTGGGCAGTGCGCGGCGGAAAGCGTGCGATCTTCGCCGCATTCGGTCTCGGTAAGTCGGTCATACAGATCGAGATCGTCAGGCTCATCACGAAGGCGGCCGGCGGCCGTGCCCTGATCGTTTTGCCGCTCGGCGTCCGCCAGGAGTTTCGACGTGATGGGCAGATGCTTGGCGTCGACATCAAGTTCATTCGTCGCATCGAAGAGGCTGGCGAGACCGGCGTCTACATGACGAACTATGAGACGGTGCGGGATGGGAAGATCGACCCGAACGCCTTCGACGCCGTGTCGCTCGACGAGGCGTCGGTCCTGCGTTCCTACGGATCGAAGACGTATCAGACCTTTCTCTCGCTGTTCGACGGCGTGCGGTACCGCTTTGTCGCCACTGCCACGCCAAGCCCGAACCGCTACAAGGAACTGATCCACTATGCCGGCTTCCTTGGCATTATGGACACCGGGCAGGCACTGACGCGTTTCTTCCAGCGCGATAGCACCCAGGCGAACAACTTGACGCTCTATCCCCACAAGGAGCGCGAATTCTGGCTGTGGCTGAATTCCTGGGCGATCTTTCTTCAATCGCCGGCTGACCTCGGCTACTCAGCTGAAGGGTACGACCTGCCGCCGTTCAATGTCATCTATCACGAGGTGCAGTCGAACATTGCCGACGGCGGCGTTGATCGCGACGGACAATCGGCTCTTTTCAGAGACACGGCCGTCGGCGTCGTTTCCGCCTCCCGGGAGAAGCGCGACACGCTGGACGCTCGCATCGCGAAGATGAGTTCAATCCTGGCCGCCGCTCCGGATGATCATTTCATCATCTGGCACGATCTTGAGGATGAGCGCCGCGCGATCGAGAAGGCGGTGCCGGGCGTCGTGTCGATCTACGGCACTCAAGACCTTGAGAAGCGTGAGCAGGCGATCGTCGACTTCAGCGATGGCAAGTTTCAGCACCTGGCCGCCAAGCCGGTGATTGCCGGTTCCGGCTGCAACTTCCAGCGCCACTGCCACAAGGCCGTGTTCCTCGGCATTGGCTTCAAGTTCAACGACTTCATCCAGGCGCTGCACCGCATCTACCGCTTCCTGCAAACGGATCAGGTCGAAATCCACATCATCTACGCCGAGAGCGAGCGCGAAGTGCTGCGGACTCTGCAGGGCAAATGGGAGGCACATAATCGCATGGTTGAGAACATGAGCGAGATCATTCGCCAGCATGGCCTTGATAAGCTTTCGGCAGCCGACGTTCTGACACGGACGATCGGCATCGAGCGGATCGAGGCGCGCGGTGAAGGATGGCAGGTCGCCAACAATGATTGCGTCGAGGAAGCCCGCAGCATGGCGGACAACTCGGTCGACCTGATCGTCACCTCGATCCCGTTCTCGAACCATTACGAGTACACTCCGAGCTACAACGACTTCGGCCACACCGACAGCGATGAGCATTTCTTTAAGCAGATGGATTTCCTGACGCCGGAGCTGCTCAGGATCCTGAAGCCTGGTCGCGTCTATGCGTGCCACACCAAGGATCGCATCCTGTTCGGCAATGTCACCGGCATGGGGATGCCGACGGTCAACCCGTTCCACGCCCGCACGCTGTTCCACACCATGTCCCACGGCTTCGCCTACATGGGCATGATCACCATTAATACCGATGTCGTTCGCGAGAACAATCAGACCTACAGGCTGGGCTGGACCGAGAACTGCAAGGACGGCACGAAGATGGGCGTCGGCTCGCCCGAATACGTCCTGCTGTTTCGCAAGCTGCCGTCCGACACCTCGAAGGCCTATGCCGACGAGCGCGTGTCGAAGGACAAGGAAGACTACACCCGCGCGCGCTGGCAGGTCGATGCCCACGCCTTCTGGCGATCCTCCGGCGATCGTCTGCTTACCCCCGATGAGCTGGCGGCCCTAGGCCCTGACATGCTCGCCAAGGCCTTCACCGAGTGGACGATGAAGAACGTCTACGACTACGAGACCCACATCCGCATTGGCGAGGCCCTGGAAGTCCGTGGGGCGCTTCCGTCCACTTTCATGAGCCTCGCCCCCGGCGCGCACGATGCGTTCACCTGGCATGACGTGAACCGCATGCGGACGCTCAACGGCGATCAGACCAAAAAGGGTTTGGAAAACCATATCTGCCCGCTGCAGTTCGATATCGTCGATCGCCTGATCAAGCGGTTCTCGAATACGGGTGATCTCGTGTTCGATCCGTTCGGCGGTCTCTTCACGGTGCCATACCGCGCGCTCAAGCTTGGTCGCCGTGGGCGCGCCTCGGAACTGAACCCCGGCTATTTCCTCGATGGCATCAAATACCTGCAGGCGATGGAGCGGGAGATATCGACGCCGACCATGTTCGATATCTTCGAGCGCCAGGGAGAGGCTGCATGACCAGAAAGCCCGCCCACGTCATTGCTGATGATCTGCGCGAGATCCGCCAGGACAAGGTTCTGACGGTCGAGGCGAATGGCGCCAAGCGTCCTAAAGAGTGGCGGGATCGGTATGCCCGTCACATCGAAAGCCTTGAACAAGCAATCGAGGGTTTCGACAATCTTGCGCGCGCCCAAGCCCAGAAGGCTCAAGGCGGTGCAGCATGAACGCCCTCGAATGGTTCCGCCTCGGACACGACTACATCGAGATATCCAATCTCCTCGGCATCTCAGAAGCCCAGGTAGAGAAAGACATCCACCAGCTCCGTGAAGAGGAAAGCGCTCTTGAGCGCCGCCGTGCCTATGGTCGCGACTACATGCGCCGCCAGAGAGCGGAGGGGCGGGCATGACCGAGACCATGACCCGCGAGGAATACCTTGCTGCAGTCGCCAAGCCGAAGCGCGGCAACAAGTTCGGCGCCAAGCGAACGATCGTCGACGGCATCACCTTCGACAGCAAGCGCGAGGCTGAGGTCTATGGAGACCTGAAGCTCCTTGAGCTGGCTGGACGCATCAGCGGATTCGAGCGCCAGCGCAAGTTTGAGCTGATTGTCAACGGCGAGATCATCGGCACCTACCGCGCCGACTTCGCCTTCATTGACCACGACCAGGACGGACGGCTCCGCGTCATCGACGTGAAGGGCGTCATAACCCGAGACTTCCGGCGGGTTCGGAAGATCATCAAGGCGGCATACAACATCGAAGTGGAAATATGGAAATGAGCAAAGACGATGATGCCAAGCCGCTTGGTGCTGCCGCAATTTCCGCGGTGAGTGACATCGCAGCCGACATGGTTGGCGAACTCAACGACTTCCGCCGGCTGAACAGATTCCTCGCGGAAGAGACCGGGCACGTCCACCCGACAGTTGTCGACCGGATCCGCGATACGATCGATCAGGTTCATAAGGTCTGCGAAAGCCATATCGAGATTATCGCTCTCGCCAAGATGATGGCATTTAATGTGGCTGAGGATGGTAAAATGCCATCCTATCCAATCGTCACCACCTCGCGCGGCAAGCAACCTTTTGTGACGATAACACCCCAGGTAAAACTGCTGACGTATAGGGCTGATTTTGTCGTCGACACGCCGGATGGGAAGGCGTTCATCGTGGAGTGCGATGGCAGAAACTTCCATGAAGCTTCAGCAGATCAACGCCGTGACGACAAGATTGAGCACGTCTTTGGCATCAAGACCCTGCGACTGACGGGACGCGAGATCTGGCTTTCAGATGCGTGGCTGCCGATGTTCGGACGTTGGTGCAGGGGAAAATTCTTCGACCGAAACAAAGACTTATGGCTTCAGGAGTTTGAGCACCGTCTAGGGCGGGAGCGCGGCGATGAGTAACCGCGCGTGGATGCCTCTGCACATCGCCGACTATCTCGCTGACACCGGTCACCTGACGGCGACAGAGCATGGCGCCTACATGCTGCTGATCATGCATTACTGGCAGAACGGCCACCTGCCGGAGAACGAGCGCGTCATCGCTCGTATCGCCAAGCTGACGCCTGAGCAGTGGGAAGAAAGCCGGGACATGCTAGCTATGCTCTTTGGCCCTGGCTGGACGCACAAACGCATCGATGCCGAGCTGTCGAAGGCCGACGATATCATCGAGAAGAGGAAAGCGGCGGCAGAGGCCCGGTACTCGAAGGGGAAAAAGCAGGCTTCAGATGCAAATGCGATGCATGTGCAAAGCAATTGCAGTGATACGGGCGCGTTACCGACAACCTCTGACCTATCCTCACTTCGTTCGGATCAAACTGAAAAAGAGATGCGCGAGCGCGAAGATTTTTTGGATTGGTTCAATGATTGGCCTTCGGCCGCCAGCGACGACGATGACGTTGCATTCGCCGCTTGGCTGGAGCTGAGCCCAGAAGACCGCTCAGAAGCCATGGCGAAGTCCTCGGCCTACATCGAGGCAGCTAAGGGCGGAGGACGCACCGCCGTCGTATCCGCTGGCAAGTACCTCCGTAAACGCATGTGGGTTCGCCTGGCGAAGCTCAAGCCGCCTGACAAGCGCCCTCAGAGCCCGAACGGCTTGTCTCACCTGACCAAGCCCCAATCCCGAGAAGAGTACCTAGCCGCCGAGAAGGCAAGATCCGAAAGGAGTTTCAGATGATCGTCACAGCAAGAGAGTTCACCAGTGCGGCAGAGATGAGGGCGGCGGCGGTTGCCACCCACAGCCGATGCTTCAATCCGGTGGTGAAGGTGGCGCCGAAGATCGAGGCAGCTCCGAAGCCGGCGCCAGTCATCCGCTTCTTCGCCAAGCAGCTCCCGATGTGGGAGAGCGGCATGCTGACCTTCGATGCCCACGTCATCGCCTTCAGGACGTGGAACGCTGTCAGCACCTTCTCGACATCGGGCAAGGTGTGTTTGTCGGGGGATCTCGACGCCGCCGGCCGTCGCACCATCGAGGCGATCGTCAGTGAGGTCTTGGCAAGATACCCCGGCACGACAATCGCGGACGTCCGCAGCGGGCGCCGGCCTCGCTCAATCACCGAGCCACGTCAGGTCGCGATGTACGAGGTCTATTCTCAGCGACCCGATCTCTCGCTGCCCATGATCGGCCGTTGGTTCCGCAAAGACCATACGACGATTCTACACGCTATCCGGAAGGTCGGGAAACTGCGGGGTGCGGCATGAAAGGCTTCGCTCATATCGATTTTGACGCCGTAGCTCCCCTTCACCCGAGCGACAAGGTTGCTGGCCGGGTAGCGGCGAGGGGAGAGCATTTCGAGTGGTCTCCGGCCCCACACCACACGCACTCGGCCGACCCGATCCCCGTGAGGCGTCCGTGCGAGGGCGAGTTGAAGCAGGCATCGTTTGTTGACCTGACTGGGGTGAAGGTGGCCCGCCTGACAGTCATCGGCATCGCCGCGGAAATCGTCTCTGGCAATGGCACCAATTGGGTCGTGCGCTGCGTCTGCGGTTCGTATGAGACCCGGAAGGCCAAATTCATCAAGGCATGCGCGGCCGGCAACAATCCAGGCGAAGACGAGCCGATGTGCGACTGGTGCAACAAGACCAGAAAGCTACAGCGCGGCATCCACCATCCAAAGAAGGCCGCGGCGGCGGCCGAAGCAATTCAGGAAGCGGCACGATGACGGACGAACGGATTGAAGAGCAGCAGTACGTCGGAGGCGTCACCGTCGTTGACATCGGCGATCTCCGCGTTGCCCGAGGAATGACAAGGCGACCCGCATCGTCGTGCCGTCATGCCCGCATGAACTACGATCCTCGGGAGCGTCGGGTGTGGTGTAGGGACTGCGAAAAGGACGTGGACGCCTTCGACGCTTTTACGCTTTTGGTTGAGCAATACGACCGGGCATACAAGCACATCAACAAGAAGATCGAGGAAGTCGAAGAGGCGGCCCGGTTCCAGTGCCGATCGATCGCCGCCAAAAACGTCGACGAGGTCTGGCGTCGACGCAAGGTTGTCCCGGCCTGCCCGAGCTGCGGCCATGGTCTTTTCCCAGAGGATTTCGCAGGCAGCGTATCAGTCGTTGGCAAGGAGTTTGCCAAGGCTCGAAGGAAGGCGGCCAAGCCATGACCATCGTGCCAGACGATATCAAGATCGAGGTGTGGCCGATCCCCGGCATCCACCATCGCGGCGGCCAGCATGTCGGGACAAATCCCGGCGTCAGGGTCACTCACATCCCAAGCGGGATAGCAGCGTATGTCGAGACCGACAGATCGCAGCGCATCAACCGGGAAATCGCCATGGACATGATCCTGGCGGCGATCACTCACCCGAAATTTCGATAAACCGAGCGGCGGTTCGACGAGAGGGAAACACAATGGCGGAAACAAATTGGTATGCGGTTCGAACTGTTCCTGGCGCCCAGCGCATGGCCACGGTGCTAGAGCCGGCGAACGACGAGACGGAAGCAGAGCGCTTGAAGCGCGAGCGCCGCAAGGGCGAAAGCATCGTCGAGCGCAATATCCGAAACGAGGGCATCGAGGTCTACATGCCGTCCTTCTGGACGATCACCCAGCACCAGCGCACCAACAAGATGAGCGAGCGGCGCTTCCCGCTGTTGGTGGGGTATGCCTTCGTCAACATCGGCGAGAGCGACTTCGAGCGCGTCCGCAACATCGACGGCGTCCTGGCCTTCATTCGCCCGTCCTTTGATCGCGGCCCGATCAAGTTCCGCGATACCGATATCGGCAGCCTCATGTTCGCCGACTTCCAAAAGCAGCAGGAATGGGAGCGCCAGCGCGAGGAGCGGCTGACGCTGTCCCAAGCTCACCGTCGCAACGCCCTGAACAAGCGCCTCGGCCTGATCTTCCCGAAGGGCCGGCGCAAGAAGCTTCCGCTGCGCATGATGGCAGAGGCGGCAATAGACGAACTCGCGCCCTCGAGCCGCCACCATGTCCTCCGTATCCTCAATGAATTGAAAGCGATGGATAACGAGATGGAGGCTTGCAGGGCAAGCTCAACCGCTTTATATTCAGCGGCGTGATTTGGGTGTGCAGTCGGACCATGCCAAAGTGCATAGGGAATACTCGACGGCCCAGCGGGAAGCTTCCAACTTCCGCCCAAAGGAAAAATGCATTCAAAATTCAGGCCGCCTCCGGGCGGCTTTTCGATTCTCAAATCGGGCAGAAGCAGGAAACCAACGTCCTTGCATCATGCGCCAGCACTTTTGACGGCCCTGTGTTCGGTGCAACCGTCGCGCTGGGGGATGTCGCGGCTCCACCGAACCCGCGATTGACGAGTTAACGTCCGTCCTGCCCGTGTCCTTCATGTCGGAGTAGAGCAGCAAGGTAGCTCGCTTGGCTCATAACCAAGAGGTCGCAGGTTCAAATCCTGTCTCCGCAACCAACGTACCACGCCTCTCCACGATGCGCATCAGGTGGGTCTCTAATCGGGAAGGCGGGCAATAGCTCGAGGGTCGGGGTTCGTGCCTGGCCGTTCCTTCCCGTCGATATCGGGAGCTGATGTCTTTGGCGCTGTGGTGTGGCCACAGCTCGACGCTGGTACCAGACATCTAACGAGCAGCCCACTGGGCTCCCGACCACACAGCCCGCCCGGTTCGCTGAGGCGGGCTTTCTCGTTCAACCAAGCAGAAAGGAAAGAGCATGCGCATGCTTCGAAGTCTGATCATCTGCGGCTTGGCGGTCTTCGCCTGTGCCGCTCTCGCCATCGCCGCAACTGTTGCGCCGCCCATCATCGCGCCGTTGCCCATTGCGCTGTCGATCGGCTGCGCGGCCCTCGTGCTGTTCATCCTGTCGGCGCCGTCGCTCCGTTTCAAGAGCGTGCTGCGGTTTGACGAAATCCAGAACCACTTGCGGCTTTTCCGACTGATGTGGGAACGAGGACGGCCCGGCGAGCCTGGTGGTGGATACTCGGCAAAGCTCGCCATTGGCCTCCGACCTCGTCTGTTCCACCGACAACTAGAATACGGCAAGGCTTTCCTGATTACGATCTTCGGCCTGCGCATTCACTACAGCCGAAGTTATGGCGGCATCTTCGCATGACCTGCAATGGAGGCGAGGCCCGCACCGGCCTCCCTCCTTCGGTGTCTCAATCTGTACCCGTCAGTAGCAATCTGTAGGGCAGAGATCGCGACATAGGCGCTCAGTTAGATTTGGGCTCCGACTTAGATTCCTCATCGGAGTGAAGTGTTGCGCTGCTATAATTAGCCACAACCCATTTCTCGATAGTGATGGATTTTCCAAGTTTCTTTTCGGCAGCGGGCTTAATATCCTTAAATGCTTTTACGGCTGCGTCGCTGTCCGTAAACGTTCCTTTTAAGGTTGTATTCGGGAGCTTGTTCCATTCCCCTCCGGAATCCTTAATCCATACGGACCATCCGAGATCGTAAGCCGCTTTCAAAAACTCTGAATGCGGATTGTTCCTTTCGTTCAAGTCGTAGCACGCGATAAACTTCGGCATCCTTATCTCTCCTGGAATTCGACCTCCCATAGGAGCACGTCACAGCCTTCAATGGCAAGAACGTGATGCATCCATCTAAAGTAGACAGTGAGTAGACCAAGATGGCAGCAGGCAAAAAAACAGGCGGCCGGATCAAGGGTACTCCGAACAAGGCTTCGGCTGAGCGTCAGAAGAAAATCATCCAGAGCGGGCTTACTCCGCTAGACTTCATGCTTTCCATCCTGCGAGACGAGACGAAGCCCACAGAGGACAGGTTCGAGGCGGCCAAAGCCGCAGCGCCATATGTCCATCCAAAGCTCTCGAACGTCGATCATCAATCCAGCGACGGCAGTATGACGCCGAAGCCAACCACGATCGAGTTCGTCTCGCCAGAAGTCGATGAAGGTACGGATTGAGGAAATCCCCAAGATCACACGTAACTTCGCCCGACCGGCGAGAACGCGTGTCTTCAAGGGCGGACGAGGATCAGGCAAGACACGCGGCCTAGCGCTTAGGTCTGCGCTGCGCGTCTACCAACTGGCGGAGATGGGCGTCGAGGGCGTCTTCCTCGCCAGCCGTGAGCACCTTAACAGCCTTGACGAAAGCTCCATGGAGGAGATCAAGGCGTCGATACGATCGCAGCCTTGGTTGGCCGATTATTTCGACATTGGCGAGAAGTACATCAGGACGCAGAACCGGCGCATCAGCTACGCGTTCGCTGGCCTGAGGCACAATCTCGACAGCATCAAGTCGAAGGCCCGCATCATCGGCAACTGGACTGATGAAGCGGAGAACGTTTCCGAGATCGCTTGGCGAAAGCTGATCCCGACGCTTCGCGATGAAGGCCCAGGCTGGTACGTCGAGAATTGGGTGAGCTACAATCCGGAAAGTCCGGACAGCGCCACGAACAAGCGCTTCATCACCCAGAAGGCTGATGATTGCCTCATCACGGACGTGAACTGGTCGGATAACCCTTGGTTTCCCGGCGTCCTCAATGAGCAGCGACTGCAAGACAAGCGTCTCCGGCCGGAGACATATGACCACGTATGGGAAGGGGCATTTCTCACCCTCACGGATGCGCAGATCCTCGCCGGCAAGTTCGAGATCGAGGAATTCGAGCCGCAACCGCATTGGGACGGGCCATACCAGGGCGGCGACTTTGGCTTCAGCCAAGACCCGACCGCCGCGATTCGGTGCTGGATTGGCGATGGCCGTCTGTGGATCGAGTACGAGGCAGGCAGGACCGCCTTGGAGCTCGACGACTACGGCACCTATATTGGCGAGAGAATTCCGGACTTCCATCGCTACACAACGCGATGGGATAGCGCCAGGCCGGAGGGGATCAGTCATATACGCCGCCACGGGCTTCCGAAGTCTGAGGCGGTTGAGAAATGGAAGGGCAGTGTCGAGGACGGCATCGCCTTCATGCGCAACTTCGAGAAGATCGTTGTTCACCCTCGTTGCGAGAAGACAGCCAGAGAGTGCCGGCTCTACTCCTACAAGGTCGACAGATTGAGCGGTGACGTCCTCACAGACATCGTCGACGCGAACAACCACTACATGGACGCGATCCGTTACGCCCTGGGGCCGATGGTGAAGCGCGGGTTCAACTATGGAATGCTTGGGGTCGTTTGATGTTTCTCTTTGACCGACTTCAGAACCTGATCAGCGGCCTTGGGACGTCGAAGGACAAGACCGTCGGCAACGCCTTCGTCTTTACGCCGATCGACCCGCAGCAGCTGATCGCCATGCATCGGTCGGATTGGATGGGCCGCAAGGTCGTGGACATCATCCCCGACGACATGACCCGAGAGTGGCGAGAGTGGAAGGCCGACGAGGCGGTCGTCGAGGCGATCGAGAAAGTCGAGCGGCTTCCGCAGATCAACATTCAGGCCAAGGTCAACGAGGCTTTGCAGCTCGCGCGGCTCCGAGGTGGCGCTCTCCTTGTCATCGGCGTCGATTCCGGCGCACCAGATGAGGAGCTTGTCCTCGAGCGGGTCGGCAAGGACGCGCTGAAATACGTTCACGTCCTTGGGCGTGACCAGGTCAGCTACACTGAAATCAACCGAGACATTACCTCGCCGTATTTCGGCGAGCCGGTCATGTGGGAGTTCACCAGCAATACAGGCAGCCGGGTTCAGATCCATCCGTCGCGGGTTGTCCGGTTCATCGGTGCGCCCATTCTCGACAAGAACGCGTCTCCGGATGAAATCTGGGGCGATAGCGTCCTGCAGATCGTCTACGACGCGGTTCAGAACGCTGCGTCCTCGCAGGGTCATGCAGCGGCGCTCCTGCCTGAGGCAAAGACCGACGTTCTGTATGTTCCGAACCTGTCGGAGTACCTTAAGAACCCAAAGACCACCCAGCAGCTGACCGAGCGCTTTGCCTACGCCAACACCATGAAGAGCATGTTCAACATGCTTCTCCTGGAAGGTAACGGCGGCGATGGGGAGAATGCCAAGGGTGAGCGGTGGGAACAGAAGACCATCAATCTCAGCCAGTATCCCGAGCTACTGCGCCAATACCTGCAGGTCGCCGCCGGTGCTGCTGATATCCCGCTGGTCCGCTTCCTTCAGGATGCCCCGTCTGGGCTCGGTTCGAATGGCGAGATCACCCTCAAGAACTACTACGACAAGGTATCGGCAGACCAGCGCAACAAGCTGTCTCCATCCCTGTGGCGGTTCGATGAGATCGTGATCCGCTCAGCCACCGGCAAGCGAGACGCCGCGATCTACTACGAGTGGGCGCCGCTCTACACCATGACCGAAAAGGAGCGCGCGGAGGTCTTCAAGGCCTATGCGGACGGCGCCCGTCAGCTTGTCGGCACCGCCTCTGGTCAGGAGATCATCACCCGCGAGGCGGTGTCCAAGGCTCTCATCAACAGGATCGTTGAGGATGGCAACCTGCCAGGCCTCGCCGAAGCCGTCGAGGAGTTCGGCCCGATCGAGGAGCAGGAGCCTTCGGAAGAGGAACTGGCCGCAGCTGCTGCCACCCAGGCCGCGAACAACAACAACGTGACCCGCATGCAGCAGGCAGCGAACGACGCCGCTCCACGCACGCTCTATGTCCGCCGTGACGTCCTCAACCGTGCTGATATCCTCGCATGGGCGAAAGAGCAGGGCTTCACCGACGTCGTGCCTGACCTGCATGTCACCGTCATCCATAGCCGTACCCCGGTCGATTGGTTCGAGATGGGCGAGAGCTGGTCACCGCGATTGGAGATAAGCGCCGGCGGTCCTCGTCAGATGGAAGCGTTCGGACAGGACGGGAACTATTACGCCCTCCTGATCGTCGCCAATGAGCTGAAGTGGCGGCACCAGGCCATGGTCGAGCTCGGCGCATCGTGGGATTGGCCGGAGTACCAACCTCATATCACCATCCAGGTGGGTGGCGATGTCGATCTGACCAAGGTCACGCCGTACCAGGGCAAGATCATTCTCGGCCCCGAAATCTTCGAAGAGCTTCGCGAGGACTGACATCATGCAATTCACCGACGCTGTCACGGTGTCCGGCACCCGTCGGACCGCCGATGGATACCTCGTGGCCGAAGCTAAGGCCGTGCGCACCGGCATTCAGCTCTATCTCGGTGACGAGGTGGGTAAGCCCGAGATGCGTGTCGTGCGGGTCTACCGGCCTGAGGAGGAGGTCTTTTCGGACGCCAGCCTTCAGTCCTTCACCCACGCGCCGGTCACTGATGACCATCCGAAGGAATCGGTCACCTCTGACAACTGGAAGGATCTGGCCGTCGGAGAGGTCAGCACTGCCGCCAAGAAGGACGGCGAGTGGGTATGGCTGCCGCTGATCCTCAAGGATGCCAAGGCTATCAGCAAGGTCGAGGGCGACAAGCGTGAACTCTCGGCTGGCTATAGCTGTGATCTCGTTTGGGGCGACGGCGTAACGCCTTCTGGCGAAGCCTACGACGCCAAACAGACCAACATCAAGATCAACCACCTGGCGATCGTTGATCGCGCTCGGGCTGGTTCACAAGCTCGCATCGGAGACGGTGCGACATGGGGCGTCAGCCCTTTCACCCCTGATCACAAACCCACAGAGGAAAAGATCATGACCCTGAAGACGGTTACCGTCGATGGCATCCCGGTTGAAGTAACCGACCAGGGCGCCGTGGTGATCGGCACGCTGCAGACGCGGCTTGCAGACGCCCATACCAAGCTTTCGGATGCCGACAAGGCACATCAGACGGCACTTGCCGCCAAGGATGCCGAGATGGCCAAGAAGGACGCAGAGATCGATGCGCTGAAGGCCAAGGTTCTCTCCGACGCCGATCTCGACAAGAAGGTGCAGGCTCGCGCCGACCTCATCGCAGTCGCGAAGTCGATCGCCAAGGACGTCAAGACCGACGGTCTGACCGACGCGGCCATCCGCAAGGCCGTCGTCGTCGCCAAGTTCGGCGATGCTGCTGTCGCCGGCAAGGCTGATGCCTATGTCGACGCTCGCTTCGATCTCCTGGTCGAGGACGCAGCCAAGGGCGCGGCCGATCCGTTCGCCGCCGTCGTGAAGGATGGCCTCAAGCCGACGGAAACGAACAATTCCACCGCCGCTCATGCGTCCATGGTCAGTGACATGTCCACGGCATGGATGAGCAACCAGTCGAAGGGAGCAGCATAATGCCTGCAGTTCAGACCACTTACGCAGCCCAGCATGCGCGCTGGGTCGAGGGCATGGTCCTCAACATGGAGCCGAACGACATCGTCACCCGCGTCGCGGAAGACGTTGAGGGTATCGGCTTCGGCAAGGTCGGCGTGCAGGGCACCGCTGACAACCAGGTCGTGGACTCCGAAGCCACGGTCAAGTTCACCGGCATCGCCGTGCTCGACACCACCCAGCCTACCGGCAAGTACGAGCAGTACTCGAATGTCGCCCTGATGAAGAAGGGCGTCATCGTCGTGCAGGCATCCGTTGCGGTCGCCGTCGGCGATCCCGTCTACTACGTCCCGGCAACCGGCGTCCTGACGAACGTCGCATCCGGAAACACCCTCATCGCGAACGCTCAGTGGGATACCAGCACTTCCGGTGCTGCCCTCGCTGCCCTGCGTCTCGGCTAACAGGAGCGACACTCATGAACATGCATGTAAACGACGCTCAGCAGGTCGCGATGAGCTTTCTCATCCGTCAGGCCTCGCTGATCGAGCCTACGGTCTACGCGATCCGGTACCAGGACATTCAGTATCCGTCCCTGGTCCCTGTCGACACCTCGGCGCCTGAATGGATCCAGTCCGTCACCTACTTCTCGATGGACGGCGTCGGCCAGGCGCAGTGGTTCAACGGCAACGCGCAGGATGTCCCGAAGGTCGAACTGACCCGCGAGAAGTTCGAAACCGGCGTCAGCATGGCCGCGATCGGCTACGGGTATAATCTCGAAGAGCTTGGAACTGCCCAGCTTCTCGGCATGAACCTGACCCCGGATAAGGCTTCTCTGGCCCGCCGTGTGGCGGAAGAGAAGATCGACAGCGTTGCCTTCGTTGGTGACAGCACGAAGGGCCTGACCGGTCTCGTCAATGCGAGCACCCCGACGGCCACGACTGCGCCGGCCGACGGTACGGGCTCCGCTACGACCTTCGCCAGCAAGACGCCCGATCAGATCCTCCGCGACATCAACGGTCAGCTGACCGGCATCTTCACCGGCACGCTCGGTGCGGAGATCGCCGACACGCTGCTCCTGCCGTACTCGGTGCTGCTCGATATCTCCACCCGTCGCATCGACGCCGTCAACCAGACGACGATCCTGGAATGGGTGCAGAAGAACAACATCTACACCCTGACCACCGGCCAGCCGCTGACCATCCGCGGCATGTTCGGCTTCCTCGACGCGGCAGGCGCCGGCGGCACCAAGCGCATGGTGGCTTATCGTCGTTCGCCGGAAGTGGTGAAGATGCACATCCCGATGCCGTTCCGCTTCCTGCCTGCTTGGCAGACGGGACCGCTCAAGTTCGATGTCCCTGGCATCTTCCGCTTGGGTGGCGTCGACATCCGCCGTCCGAAGTCCATTCGCTACCTCGACGGCATCTAAGGAGATCAGCTGATGAAGTTCACCAACACTCAGCCTGGCCCGCGCGGTATCAACACCGTTAACGGGCCTATCCTCGTCGATCCGAAGGAAACGGTCGAGGTCGAGGTCTACGCTCGCGAGCAGCAGCATATCGAGGCAACGCAGTGGTTCGAGGTCAAGGGCTCCTACACGGACAACCCTGGCGCACCGAGCGCACCGTCTGCCAAGGCTGCGGCTTCCGGCGAAACTGACGAGATCAAAGGCCTGCGTAAGCAGCTTGCAGATCGCGAGGCAGAACTCGCCAAGCTCAAGGCGAATGCAAAGCAGGACGAGGAGCCGCCAAAGACGGCCGCCGAAGTCCTGGCCATGGCATCCAACCCTGAAGTTCAGTTCATGACCTTCAAGGCCGCCGCCACCAAACTCCTCGGCGACAAGACCCCCGCCAAGAAGGACGAGATCGTCGCCGCCTTGGAAGAGCTGGCGACACAGCCATAACAGACACACCCGGCGGGCAACCGCCGGGCCCACCACCTCATCGGAGAATGACATGGCTGGATATGGCGAAAATGCAGGCTTCACGGCCTATGCCGAGGCGGCCGGCTATGTCCTTCCCGATGGAACGACTGAAGCTCAGATCACCGCCGCACGTCAGCGCGGTTCTATGGTGATCGATCGCTATGAGCGGTTCTTCTCGGGCACGCGCACGGGCGGTTTTGCTCAAGAGAGATCCTGGCCTCGAACCGGCGCCTCGACCTACTATGGCGAGAGCATCCCATCTGATGCCATTCCTGTGGCGATCGAGAACGCATCCTATGAGGCGGCATTCCTTGAACTGACGAACCCCGGCAGCCTGTCGCCAGTGGTGACCGGCACCTCAACAGTGAAGCGCGAGAAGATCGGCCAGCTGGAAGTCGAGTACGCCTCGTCCTCGTCGTCTGACGTTGCGGACATGGTTGCGATGGCTACACCAGTTGTCACGGCGATCGAGGGGCTGCTCTGGCCGTTCCTTTGCCCGGTCCTGCCTGGGATCCTTGTAGTTTAGGAGACGATCATGGAAAAGCTGACAATCGCTATCGACCACACGGCCGTGGAAAGCACAACAGAAGCTTTTGATAAGCTCCGAGCCTCCATTGAGGCTGTGAACGCTGAACTCGACAAGCTCGGCGACAAGGCCCACGGGGGCATCACGATCAGTGCCGTCGGCTCTCTGTTGCATGTCGAAATCGCCCCGGCAAAGGCCCCCTGATGGCAAACCCGGTCTTTTCCCGCCTTCAGGCAACCGCGCAGCGCCTGATCGCCAAGTATGGCCAGAAAGGCACCATCAAGCGCATCACGCCTCCCGACCCGGTTCTCGGCGGTGACGGCACAGAAACAAGCTACCCGGCCACACTGGTGCCGATGACCTATGACCAGCGATACATCAACGGAACGACGATCCTGACCACCGACCGGCAGATCTACATCTCCTCGGTCGGTCTCGCTGTCGTGCCACAGGTTGGTGACATCGTCTCCGCAGGCGGGGTCGAGTACCACGTGATTGCAAGCGACCCCAACAATTACGATGGGATCGTCAACGTAGTGCATATCGTTCAGGGACGGCTCGTCTGATGGCTAAACGACCTAGTGCTCGGATACGAGGGTTGCTCGATGAGCTTGAGCCGTCAATGCGAGAAGCATTCCTATCAAGCGTCGACAATCTGAAGTCCAACGTTAGCTACACGGCAATGGAAGAGGCCCTGAAGGCCGGCGACATCGAACGAGCAGCTCGAGCTATCAATCTTGACTCTGCTGCATTTCGTCCAATGACAAGGGCATACGAGGCCACATTCGAGAGCGGCGGTGAAGAAGCCGCCAAGCGCGTGCCGAAGGTCACGAAGAACAACGGATCGACGGCGCTCTTCCGCTTCGATGTTCGCCACCCGTCGGCCGAGCAGGACTTGCGCCAGTCAAGCTCGACACTGATCACGAACATCAGCGAAGATCAGCGGGCATCCATACGCACGGCTCTTGCTGACGGCATAGCGCAGGGCAGGGCACCACGCCGCACCGCTCTCGATATCGTCGGCCGTGTGAACCCCGTAACCCTCAAGCGCGAGGGGGGCATAATCGGCTTGACGTCGGTGCAGGCTGGCTATGTCGAATCCATGCGTGTTCGCCTGCTGTCTGGCGATCCGGACGAAATGAAGAAGGTCTTGGAGATGGGGCGCCGGGACAAGCGCTTCGATGCCACAATTAAGCAAGCTATACGCGATGGAAAGCCTGTTACGCTTGATATGGTTGCCAAGATGACGACCAGATACTCTGACCGGCTTTTGCAGCTCCGCGGCGAAACCATCGCGCGCACTGAGACCATGACTGCTTTCAACAAAGGTCAAATGGCATCGATGCATCAAGCGATAGCAGAAGGCAGGGTATCGGCTGGCGTCGTCGTCAAGCAGTGGCACGCGTTCATCGACGGTAGGACCCGTTACACGCACCGCGAGCTGAACAACGAGATAGTCGGCATCAATGACATGTTCGAAACCGCGCGCGGCAGATTTCTCGCTTATCCTGGCGACCCACATGGTGGCGTTGACGAGATCGTGAACTGCTTTGCCCCTTGGTCACGCATTTCACCTGCGGGATTGGTTGCCGCAGTAGCGCATGAGTACAGCGGTGATCTCATCGAACTCTCGGTTGGAGGTGATGTCTATCTGTCCGTCACCCCTAATCACCCGATATTGACCCAACGCGGTTGGGTGCCTGCCGGTCATGTTGTGGAAGGCGACAAGCTCGTCAATCGCGCTTTCGCTGATCTCGGTGGCTCGTCCAAGCCAGATGTAGGCCACGTTGATCCCCGCGCCGACGAGCTCTACGATGCGGCAAAGTCGGTTGGTGCTAGCGTGCGGGCGCGTCGTGGTGTTGTGAACTTCCACGGCCACGTGCCCAGCCATGACATCGATGTTATAACGCTGCCAGGCGAACTGCGGGGTGCACTCAATGCCACGCTTCGTCAAGCGTTTGGCAACATCACTCTCGCCGAAACCGACATATCGCAGGGAGTTTTGACTTTCGCTCGCCTTACTAGCAAGCGTAGTCGCAACAGAACCCTTTCGGCGCATGGCCTCATGGGCTTTTGCCGCTCGGTCGCGGCGTTCTTCGGCGGAAGCGAAGGAGGCGCTCCTTCGGTTTCCCTCAGAAACGCTTGGAGGCTGATACCCAAGATCAAGAAGGCAAGAGGTAATGGTTCCTCTGGATGTTCCCAGCGCACTAGCAATGGCAAGAACGGTGTAGCCGTCGTCGTAAAGTTCCTTGACGCGGTCAAGGTATTGGCGTCGCCTCTTGGCGTGTCTAGCAGCAGTCGCTTCGCCCTTAACGGCGTTGGCGCGAGCACGAGTGATTTGAGGCAACCCCAGATCGTTGATGCAGCTTTTGACCAACGCGTCAGAGATGCCGATGCGCGTGCCAATACCTCTAACACTCAGCCCCTCGCTGTAAAAAACTCTGACTTTTTCGAGGTGCTGGGAGCGTCTAGCGCGTCTAGCTTCCATCGAGCCGACGGGAGTTTTACCAGTGTTGCCGTGAGCCATATCCGAAGGGTTCCCTATGAAGGCAAGGTGTTTGATTTCCAAACTCAGAATGGACTTGTCATAGCAAATAATATCGTCGCCCACAACTGCCGTTGCTGGATGGAAACAAAGATCGATTTCTTGGCGGATCTGGACTGATGGCGCGCGGCCCCACAGTCGGCGTTTTCACTCGATCTGGCAGGATTTCGAGGGGAAAGGCCCGATTTGCAAATGAGGTCAGTGACTGGGTAAAGGCGACTGAGAAGCGACTGAATGCCGTCTTCCGACTATCGACCCAGCGCGTGATCGAGGTCATGCAGAAGACTGACCGCGAAGGTGGATATCTGCCGTATGATCAAGGATTTCTGCGAGCTTCTTTGGTAGTTCTGGTGAACAAGCCGCCGCCGCCCGCCGATAAAACCGATGAGACGGCGTCTCCTACCTACAATCCTGACGAGATCCAGCTGGCTATAGCAGGGGCGGTTGCCGGGGACAGGATAGTAGCCGCCTATACAATGGCCTACGCGCGAAGGCTCGAATATGGCTTCGTCGGGACGGATTCATTGGGCCGAAGCTACAATCAGCAGGGCATCGGCTGGACCCAGCGGGCCGCGCAACAATGGCCGCAGATCGTCAAAGCTGTCGAACAGGAAGCTATGGATCGCGTGGCGGGTCGGCAATAGCGGTGTTTCGATCAGAGCCGCTTTCAGTTGCCATGAGAAGCCCCTGTTGAAGGGACTGAAGCGCAACCCTAGCCGTCTGGATCGTTGTGTTGCCAACGACAGAGGATGCGTTCTCTCGGCCCAATGCGAGAAAAGCGGAGTGGAGCCGCTCGTATACCTCGTCATCGCTCAACAATTTTTTGGCCATAGGCCACGGATATCAGATGGCCGACACTACTGAAATGAAAATATTCCAGGCGCTTGTCCTGAGGGCGCAGGCATTCGTGCCTCCATCTGGGGTGACGGTCGTGCTGCCTGGGGTAGCGTTCGCACCCACCGCGCAAAGCAAGTTTGTCAGCGTTGAGGTGCACTTCAATCGGTCGATCGAGACTGACATCTCTCTCGAGAGCGATCCGATCCGGCAAGGTTTTCTCCGCACGAACGTGATGTGGCCTAAGGGTTCCGCCCAAGTAGATGCGATCAACCTCGCCGGCCAGCTGCGCGAATTCCTTCGCCGCGGCACCAAGCTCGTTCGCGTCGATACCGAGGTCAGGATCGACGAGGATCCAGAGATTGGCGTGATCGTCACCGGCGACACGCACATAACCGTACCAGTCACCATCCGGTGGCGGTGCTTCCCCTAACGAAAGGAAAGACCAATGGCTACGCTATACCCGGTCGCCGGATGCAAGATCTATATCGGTCCGGCAATGGATCTGCCGGACGAGGATGTCGACGCGTCCGACTTCACCGCCATCACCTGGACCGAGATCAAGAAGTGGACCCAGATGGGTGGCTTCGGTGATGCGTCCGCTCTCATCACCACGTCGCTGATCGATCAGGGGCGCGATGTTAAGCAGAAGGGCACTCGCAACGCCGGCAGCATGGCGAACGTCTTCGCGGTTGCCGCTACGGACCCAGGCCAGATCGCTGTCATCGCGGCTGAAAAGACCAATCAGAACTATCCGTTCAAGATCGAGCTCAACGACAAGCCGGCGGTCGGCGCCAGCCCGAAGAACTCGCTCCGCTACTTCGTCGGCCTCGTCACCTCTGCCAATGAGCAGGGCGGTGAAGCAAACACCGTTCAGAACATGAACGTGACCGTCGAAATCAACTCCAACATCGTCCGCGTTGCGGCGTCTGCCACGTAAGGAGAAGCCCTGATGGCAAAGACTGAAAACACTGGTGCTGTCGACCTCTCCACGCTCGACAAGGCTGTGCAGGCCCAGAACGATGGCATCGACGTCGATATCAAAGGGCTGGATGGCAAGACGCCGCTCGGCTTCTCGATCAAGGTGGCCGGCCCGGACAGCGATCGTCAGCGCAAGGCTGTAGACGATCTCACGGATGAATACCTCGATCGTGAAGATGCGAGCCACACGACGGCGGCCGAACTTGACCGTCGCGCCCTTCAGGTCCTAGCGAGGAGCATCATCTCGTGGACGCCAATCAAGCTTGATGGCCAGGATCTGGAATGCACCGAAGAAAATGCGGTCAAGCTCTTCACGCGCTTCCGGTTCATCCGCGAGCAGGTTGAGAAAAAGGCGGGAAAGCGGGCCTCTTTCGCCAAAAGCTGACGCGAGCGCTATGCCAGGCGCTTCGCGATCGGCATGCGAAGCAGAAACCTCTCATACCCATTGCAGCACGGCATGTCTGGGACTGGTTCAAAGACTTGGACCGGGCGAGGTGCAGCACTGGGTATGGGTTCAACCCGATCACCTTCTCCGAGCTAGACGCATGGGCAAGGCGGCGAAGGATATCCCTTCGTGATTGGGAGATTGATGCTCTCTCGGCCATGGACACGACTAAACTCAATCTGCTTCATGCGGATATCGAGAACAAGTCAAAGCCTGAGGCAGAGAAAACGGTCACCTCTCAAAGGCCGATGACCGCGGATCTCTTCGACGCGCTTTTCTGACGCGGTATAGGGGCGGCTCGGTCGCCGCCCCGATTACTTGCTCCAAAGGCCGCCCGATTCAGCCGGCTTCTGCTCTTCCTCGTAGGCGCGGTAGGAATAAGACCTGCCCACGATGATCATCACGAGGCCACCAAGGAAGGCGAGGCCAGCGCCAACCATGAGCGCCAACGGGATTTCCGGCTGACCGCCGTAGGTTTTCCCGGCCTCGACCAAGAACCAGTAATAGCACAAGCCCGATGCCAACGGGCTCAATACGAACAGCCAGGCACCGAGCTTCCCGTTCTGGGTCAGCGTTTGCTCGCCGGCTATTTTAAAGACTTTTGCCATGTTCACTCCCTGTGGATTTCGGCAACCTTAAACCGCAGATTGCCAGAAGGTAAAGCTGATGACGGACGCGCATCTTGGGTTTTCCATCGACTCTTCGCCTATCAAACAGGCGGTTGCCGATCTCGATGCACTTCCCGCAGCCGCAGCTAACGCGGAATCCAAAGTTGTGCGCCTGGGCACCACGTCGAAGAAGGCCTTCGCCGAGACAGGAGCGGCCGCTACCGAGTTCGCCAAGCGCATCCAGCAGTCTGCCCAGCAGGCGGAGAGCATGGCAGACCGCATCAACCGGGCCCTGAATGTCAAAACCGCTTTCGGTGGCGGCGAGCGCGGCAAAGACATTGAAGAATATGGCCGCAAGCTTGATAACCTTCGGGCCCGCTACGATCCGCTCTTCGCTGTGATAAAGCGATACAAGCAGACGGTTGAAGACATCAAGCAAGCGCATTCCGTCGGGGCATTGAGCGCAGACCGCATGTCGCTCGCCATTTCGAGGGAACGTCAGGAAGCTCTCGCGAGCATCGCGGCCCTGAAGGGCAGAAAAGCAGCGATCGACGATGTCACCGAAGCCTCAAGCCGGATGGAGAGGGTCCAGTCCGCTTCCCAAGGCGGAAGGAACCAGCGCTTCCAGACTTCCAATGTTGGCTATCAGCTGCAAGACATCTTCTCGACCTCAGCGCTTGGTATGTCTCCGCTGACCGTCGCGTTGCAGCAGGCGCCTCAGCTGACGGATGCCCTTGGGGGCAACGGCGTCAAGGGAGCTGTGACGGCTCTCGGCGGCGCGTTTGCGTCGCTGGTCTCGCCGCTTTCACTTGCGACGATTGCGACCGTCGGCCTCGCCAGCGCTGGCATCGGCTATATCACCGAGCTGCTGACCGGTACCAAGAAGGCCGACGAAGCGATCAAGCTGCATGCCCAGGTCATCAGGGATGTGAAAGACGCTTACGGTGATGCCACGACAGGGCTGGACGACTTCCTGCGCAAGAGTTCAGAAGAGACCGCAGCCTTCGCCCGTATCAACCTGAAGAACCAGACGGAACAGCTCAAGTCGGACATGACCGACTTCATCGACTCCCTTGTTCCGAATGGCGGGTTGCTGGGTCGCGCGGTGTTCGCTCCTGAATTCGAACCCTTCCGCAAGGCCATCCTTGATTTGAAGGACGCTGCCAAGCAGGGAACTCCCGATCTAGCCGCCTTCCGCCAACAGGTCGAAAAGCGTGTCCAGGACAACCCAGGTTTCCGAGAAACGGGCGATAACCTGTTGAAACTAGCCGAAGCCGCATTCGACTCCTCGCGAAAGGTCGAACAGGCCAAAGCCGCGCTTGCCCTCGTTGGCGGCACGGCGGCAGCGCAGGTCGCAGGGGTGCAGGAACTGGCAAAGGCACTCGCCCAGCTCGCGAACGTCGCTCTGCCGGACGCTACGGACATTGAGCGCATAGCTGCGGCTACGCAGCAGGGTATGAGCGCTATAGCTCGCCGCGATCCCATCACGTTCGAGGAAGGCCGTCGCCGTCTCCTCAACAACCAGACCGCGGCGAGGCAGCGTGTGGATAGCCAGTATGTGAACCTCGGTGACGGGCGAAACGTGCTTGCTCCGACCCCAGAGGCACGTCCGAAGATCGAACTGGAAGGGCTGCCAGGCTTTCAAAAGCAAGCCAAGGCAGCGGAGTCGGCTGCGAAATCTGCTGCGAATGCTTACCGCGACCTGCTCAAGTCTGCGCAGGATCGCGTCGATCAGATGAAACTGGAATCCGAGCTCGCAGGCAAGAGTGGTGTCGCAGCGGATGCTTTGCGCATGAAGCTCGAGCTTTTGCAGCAGGGAGAGAACAAGGGCCGCGATCTAAGCCCCAGCCAGGTCAAGGCCATTGAGGACAAGGTCGCAGCTTACAAGAAATATGCGGAAGCTGCCGCGAACGCCAATGCCAAGGCCGATTTGCTCTTCGAACGCGAGCAGATGGGCCGTTCGGCCACGGATCAGACCATCGCCTCATTCCAGAAGTCCTACGGCTTGGAAATCGATATGGATTCTGAGCTCGCGTCGATGATCAGGTTCAATGAGCAGCTGAAGTTTAGCCGAGAGCTTGCAGGCGACTTCACCGATACCTTCTTCAACGGCATTGAACAGGGAAAGAACGCGTGGGAATCCCTAGGCGATGCGGCATTGTCGGTGCTGAAGAAGATCGGCGACAGCCTTCTGAATGACGTGCTGAACAACATCTTCGCCATCAACAATTCCTCGGGGTCAACGGGGCTATTCGGCAGCATACTCGGAGGCTTGTTCGGCGGCGGCGGGGGCTCCAAGGGCTTCAATTTGGGGTCTGGGGCGACCGCATACACCGGGTCTTTGCCGGGATATGCGAGCGGGACGCCTTCGGCCCGTGCTGGTGTGGCGTGGGTTGGTGAGAACGGTCCCGAGCTCGTCCGCTTTAAGGGTGGCGAGGAAGTCGTACCAAATCATCGCCTCAATGTTCCTGCTAACGGGAATAGCAGCCCTTCTGGCAGTGGGCCGATGCATATCGACGCCCGCACCACGATCGATGCACGAGGCGCGGACAGCGAGGCAGTGGCGCGGCTACAGGCTGCGCAGGCTCGTCGAGATGCGGAATTGCCCGCAAAGATCATCGACACAGTCAAGGAAGCGCAGCGGAGGAGGCTGATCTAATGGCGGTTATCTTCCCGCGTGAACTTCCTGCTGTTGGGTGGGTGCAGTGCGATTTTATTCTCGACAATCCGGTGAAGGCCAGTCGGAGTGGCAGCCGGCTTATCAACTTCACGCAGACCGAGGATGAGACTTGGGTTGCGACAATGAAGACATCGGAGCTGTTGTACGACAAGTACGCGGAGGTCGAGGCTTGGTGGCTGTCTCTCCGCGAAGGGCTTCGCACGGTTCTCTTCCGCCATCCAACGCAGGGCTACCCCAAGGCCCACCGGGGCAATCACGCTCCGGCGGATGATCCCGGCAATTTGGTATCGGTCGCCGACGGAAATATCCTGTCGGTCAACAGCGTCGATGCTGGACTGGTGCTGTCGATAGGGGATCGCATTGGGCTTGAGCGATCTGGTCGGTATTACATTGGCAGGATCACTGAGGTGTCTGGATCGGGGGCTACGAGGTCGATCACGGTCGAGCCGCCGCCGTTCTATACCGTTGCTCAGGCTGGTGCGGTTGTTAGGTTCGCAAACCCTGCGCTGGTCATGCGGTTGGTTCCTGGCAGCTATCAAGCGCCGGGTGAGGGGCTATTCCGCACGGTGTCGTTCCAGCTTCGGGAGAGCCAGTAAATGGCGCTCTCTACTGAAGTTAAAGCGCTGTATGACGCCGGCAGGATCTCGACCCGTCAGATGGTGCGCGTCCAGCTCGGCTCGGGCATCTATGGTTTCATCGCTCGGCGCGAGTCGCTGGCCTATGCTGGCGTCACCTACCAGCCTTTCGGCCTGATCGAGGTCTCCGATATTGGCGGCGGTACCGGGACGGCGGCAGACGGTGGTTTCACGCTCACGCTTGCGGAGAGCAAGCAATTCGACCTGACGCCAGAGATCCTCACTCAGATCGAGAATGAGGATTATCGAGACCGCCCAGTCGTCGTCTATGATGCCCATTTCCATCCGGACACGATGGCGCTTATCCAGGTCGAGCCTGTTGCTCGCGGCTACCTCGACGTCATCGAGCACAACGCCGACGACACGCGCGGTTATTACCTAACGGCGCGATGCGAGGGCCGACAGCTCGACTACTCACGTCAGAATGGGCGCAAGCGGACAGTCGCCGACCAGCAGCGTCGCGACCCGGGCGATCGGTTCTTCGAGCATGCGGCCACCGCTGGCCGTGTCGATATCGCGTGGGGCAAGGCGGTCGGCTCGGCCGTCAACGCCGCCAAGAGTGCCGCTGCAGGCGCAGCGCGTGCCATAGGTTTCAAGGGACTGTAACCACATGACCAGACTTCCCGGATGGGAGAAACGCCTCAACGCGGTTGTGGCGAAGCATCAGGCGTTGCCTTCGCTCTACGGCACATCGGACTGCTATTTGATCGCTGACGATGGCGTCGAGGCCGTCACCGGCGAGCGCATGTATGCCGACGCGCTCGGATACAAGACGAAAGCGGGCGCGGCCAAGAAGCTGCGGCAGCACGGCTTCGAGACGGTGCGCGATGCCTTTGGCGCCAAGTTCTCGGAGATCCAGCCCTGCATGGCCCAGCGGGGCGATATCGGCATCGTCGATCGCGATGGCGTCCTCTCGGGCGGCCTCTTCACCTCGATCGGCTTCATGACGCGCGGTGCTGATGCCGTCGAGTTTCTGCCGGCCTCCGAAGTCGCATATGCATTCAAGGTGACCTAATGCCATTTCTCGCACCTATCGGAGCCGCGATCGGCGGGTTCTTCGGCTCGCTCGGCATCATCGGTAAGGCAATCATCGGGATCGGCCTAAACCTGCTCGTCAGCAAGATCCAGAAGAACCAGGCGAAGAAGAACAGCGCGGCCGTCGGCGGCGTCGAGTTCGAGCGAGAATACGGCGAAAACGTCACCCGCAAGGTCGCTTGCGGCCTCGTCGGGATTGCGGGTCATGATTGCTATGTCAACACCTATGGCAGCTCGAACAAGTACCTCGAGCAGGTCTACGTGCTCGCCGACTTCCCATGCGACGGCCTGTCGCGCATCTGGGCGGGTGGCTCTCTGCTGTCGCTGAGCGTCCTTGGCGGGGATGCATTTAAGACCATCTATTCCGTGGTCAGCGGCGATTACGCCGGCCTGATCCGCTTCACTTTCTACTACGGCACCCAGACGGCGGCCGACGCCGACATGATCAATCACTCCAATCCCTTTGGGCGCTGGACGGCTGATCACATCGGGACCGGCATCTGCTGGATCAAAGCCGAGCTGACATACGACCAGGACAAGCTCGGGCAGTTTCCCGACTTCTTCTTCGAGTTCCGCGGCGCTCGCCTCTACGACCTCCGCAAGGATTCGACGGTCGGCGGTTCCGGCGGGCATCGGTGGGATGACTACTCGACGCACGAGTTTTCCGAAAACCCGATCGTCCAGGAGTACAATTACCGGCGCGGCTTCTCGGTCAACGACGATATGTTCTGCGGCATGGGCATGGCCTCGGCAGACCTACCGTTTGACCGCTACGCCACGGCCATGAACATCTGCGACGAGGATGCAGGCGGTGAGCGCCGCTATCGCTGCTCGGTGCTGTTTGATGCTGATGCCCAGCATGGCGACAATATCGAAGCCGTGATGACGGCTTGCGGTGGGATTGTCATCGATGACGTCACCGGCTCGTGGCCGCTGATCGGGACTGACCAGCCGATTGTCGAGACTTTCACCGATGACGATCTGATTGCAGGTGAGGCTGTTCGCTTCCAGCGTCGTCGCTCGATGGCTGATCTCGTCAATGCCGTGTCTGGCACCTATCCGGAACCTGAGAACATGTGGTCGCCGGCCGGCTACGACACCCAGACGAATGCTGGGTACGTGTCGCTGGATCGCCGAACGCGCGATGTGAACCTCGACTTCCCCCAGGTTCGATCGAAGCGCCAGGCCAATCAGCTCGCCTCGATCTACTTCAATGAGAACCGCTACGAGGCAACGGCCGACATCGTCATTCGGCCGCGCTTCCAGACGATCAAGGCAGGTGATTGGGTCCGCTGGAACTCGGCTCGATACGGTGACCGCGTCTACATGGTGCAGGCTCGATCGATCAGGGCGCTGACCAGCGACGGGCCGCGCAACGTCTCCCTGTCGCTGCAGGAGCGTGACGGCGGCATCTATGACAGCGTTACGGTGCTGCCGCCGACAATCCCGATACCGAACGGAGAGCCGATCTATCTCAACGAGCTTCAGGACTTCTCGATCGCGGCAGTGATTGGCATCGGCTCAGATGGGAGATCATACCCGGCTTTCCGCGTGTCCTGGTCGCCGGTAGAGGATGTCACCGTCACGGATATCGTGATCGAGTGGTGGATCAAGACTGAACCCGGAAACAAGTTCTCGCGGACAGTGAAGGCGGACGCGAACATTGCCTTCATCCAGGAGGGCATCCTTAGCCTCACGACGTATCAGTTCCGGCACAAGCTGATCGCTGATCGGGTCACGAACTGGTCTACGCCTATCGACATCACGTCTCTGGATGGCGGAAACGCCGACCTTGAGATCGGGCTCGGGAACATCAAGAAGGAAGTCCTGGACGTCTTCTCGAACCTGTTTCAGGAGATCGACGACGTCCGTCCGTTGCTGCAGCAGCTGATGGAAGCGCATCAGATGAGCACGGCGGTCTCTGAGGTGTCGAGGCGGAAGCTCTCGGCGGAGATCGGCAACAATAGGGCAACCTTTGATGAGCAGATCGCCGTCGTCGTTGATGACCTGTCTGCGGCGGTTGCTCAAACCACTGCCATCGGGGCAACCGTCGATGACATCTCTGTCAACGGGCTGATCAAGTTCGGTGTCGCGGCAAATCAGGCCGGGGTCGACGCCAGATTTTCCGTGCTGCTCAGGGCTTCGACCTCGCAGGCATACAAGGAGACCGGCTTCTTTCTGGAGCTTTACACCGTCTCCGGCGTCCAGCGCAGTCGGTTTGCGGTGATGGCCGATCAGTTCGTTGTGACGGACGGAACGACCACTTCTTACCCGCTTGTCTACGAAGGCGGCGTCCTGAAACTGCAAATCGCCAACATCGGGACGATCCTCGTCGCCGACATCAATCTCGGCGGCGGCAAGGTCCGGATCAATGAAAACGGCATAACGGTAAAGAGCGGCTGATGGCAATTGCAGCATTCATCGGTGTCGATAGCCAGAACGCCGGGTGCGTGAAAATTATGGCGTCGGATATCTACAATCCGTATTCGACGCCAGACACCGACTACGCGAAGTTCTTGTTCAACAGCAAGTACCAGACCATGCGCTTCGCGGGCATCGTGGCGCGGGCTTACTCCGGAAGCGGACAAGCCTTCACGCCGGCCGGAACCGGAACCTCTAACTTCCTGACATTCTACGACGGCTACCTGACGAACATCGCGAACTATTTCATCAGGTCGAACGCCTTCCCGGCGCTGGAATATGCGGTGCCGCTGTTCGACATCAAGTACAAGGATGCCTCTGGTGTCGTGAACTATGGCGCTCGCGTGACGCGATACTTCCTCGGCTTTAATAATCGATCGGCGCTGTTCACGACGCCGGGATACGGCGAGGAAGGGTGGCTTACTAACTTCACCGGGACTGGCACCTATGCCTTCAACATGGCGCAGGGTTTTGGCACGCACTTCTTCAACTCGGAGTTTGCGCAGACTTACAAAGAATTCGTTGTCTGGAACCTGCCTGGCACCGCCGTGCCGATCAATAACCCGCCTTTGGCGCCGGTGGCGGGTCAGGTGGCCGTTGAGATTACCCGGACAGCTTGTCGGGCGGCAAAGCCCGGTTACGACGTGAGGACTGCCACACCGTCTCAGCTAAGCTTCGACAGCTCTAGTTTGCCCGCGAAGGTGGTCGCAGCTGGGGATATCGCTCTACCAAGCGGGACGACAGTTTATCCGTTGACCGCGTTGGCGGGTGTAGCGATCGGGCAGCTGAGAGCTGACGTCATCGTCTACCAGGGCGGCACTATCTTCTATCCCACTAACCCGCTTTCGACCGAAACTGAATACGGCGCAGACTACCAGTTCAGCGGGGCAAACATCGTCTTCTCGAACCCCTTCGGTGCAGCGCGCGCCAGGTTCATCGTTTACGCCCTCGACGATTCATCACCGTCTGCGGGCGACAATGACGTGTGGCGAGAGTTCAACGATGGTACGCGGGATGTTCTTCAGTTCCTTCGCCCTGGAGCGGCAAGGCCACCGCGGCTATCTGATATCATGGTCGACAGCCGCTGGCCGCAGGTCCGGATACTGAACGAAGGCTATATCGACGTCGGCGGGGTCAATGGCGCCCAACAATGGGTGGTCCCGCTTTCAACGGGCGGCCTTTTTCCCTTCGTCAAATACGTCACGGTGCATGCCGGTGGCTCTGGTGTTCGGCTCGGGAACTTCAGCGGGACGATATCGAGCCGCGTGAAGGCCCCATATACAGTCTATGGCTACTATGACACCGCAGACGCGGGCAAAGCTTATTACACGGCAGGCGACAGCACCTACTGCCAGCTGACGCCATCAGAAGCGCGGTTTTTCACCTTTAGGGGGCTGCCAACCCGTCGCTACCTCTCTGGTGGCAGCAACATCTCCAACCTTGTCACCGAGAACGATCCGACGCCCATCATAGGCATCCGATATTATATTCTCGGCATCCCAGCTTAGGGGCTTCACGACATGACGATCGCATATACGACAGGGCAAATCACCCTGACGAACGGCTCTGCTGTGGTTACTGGCATCGGCACCGCTTGGCAGGTGTCCCTGATCGCCGGTGGCTTCATTGCTGCTGAAGCGGACGGCAACCCCCTGCCGATCGCGACAGTCGACAGCGATACCTCAATCACAGCCGCGATTGAATGGATGGGGGCGAGCGGCACCTATGATTATGCTTTGGTCCGCGACACCGCCTATCTCCAGCAGCTCAACGTCAACAGCAATACGCTGGCGCGCCTGATCGCCGAACTCGATGCTGGCACGATCTTCAAATATGACGCCAGCGGTGATCTCGCTGGGCGTGCCACCTATGACGCTCGCGCCAAAGGGTTTTCGTACCTAGTATTCATCGGGGTGACGGTGCCTGTCTTGTACGTCAAGGCGTCCGCAACCTCTGGCGACTGGAGCGGCCCGTTCGCCTATGGCACTGGACCGGTCGGCCCGATGGGCCCGGCGGGTTACGTCAACCCGAGAGGGGTCTATAGTGCTGCAACCGCCTACTCTCGCAACGATGGCGTCTTGTACAATGGATCGTCGTTTGTTGCGCTGCAGCCGACGACGGGTAACGCGCCGCCGACCCTTCCGACGATATCGAACGCCTACTGGCAGCTCACGGCGCTCAAGGGGACGGACGGCACTGGTACGGGTGATGTCGTCGGGCCGGCAGGGGTGGTCGACGGTCTTGTAGCGGCATTTGACGGTGTCACGGGTAAACTCATAAAAGCACTGACGTCAGCAGAGTTGAAAGCCTTTATTGGTCCGACCGAAGGCAGAAACGACGCATTGTTAGCCATCGAAATAGCCGATCTCAAGGGGCAGCGGATGGGTATGATCGGTGGTGTGGCGGATGCGTTTGATGACGTGTCCGGTATCCTTGCTGGATCTTCGGCCAACTACGTCTATGATGCGGCGAACGACTGGTTCTCGCCTGCAAATGACATTTCTGCCGCTGCGGCGCCAAACACAACGGCGCCAATTAGCAATATCACTGTCTTTAACAGGGATGTTGCAATCTCGAATGGTCGCACGGTTTTGGGGCTTCTGCTGAACTCTTCAGTAGCTGGAAGCTACTCGTTGAAGATAGCGCAACGAACCGCTGCAGGGGCCTACAATATTGTCTACAACCAGGTGGTATCACATCCGGGTGGCGCTGTTCTTTATTCGCTCACCACTCCATACACCGTTCCGGCGTCTGGAACATTTTACATGGGGGCGTCTTCCCCACTGAGTAATCCCCAGTTCATTGCGTTGTCGTCTCGGGCTTACAAAACCGGAGATTTAACCGGCGCGCAAACCGGCTTCACCGAAGACGCGAACGTACAAACGTTTTCAATTGGGGCGGTGTACGGATTGCTCAACATGACGCTGGTTTCGGTCAACTACCCAACGCCATCCGCGCCCTCGATTGCCCGTGTTGCAGTACAGCTTGCCGACGCTTTGACTCTAGCGCCAAACACTGATTTCACCATGGAAGTGACGCGCGACGGCGGTACGACCTGGACTGCGGTAACTCTCGCGTTGACTATGCCGTCACTTGGCGGCGTGAAAATGTACGAGGGCACCGTTTCTTTGGTTGCCCAGCCAAGCGGCACAGCAATCGGCTGGCGGTTCAAGACGCTCACGAACAAGAACATCATCGCGTCGGGCGTTGTTTTGCAGCAATCATAAGGATCTCACCATGCCAACAATGTGGGGCACTCTGGCACCTGTAGCGGTTCCGGAAACGATAAGCCGTCGCCAGTTCTACCAGGAATTGGCCAACCGGGAGATGATCACCAAGGAAGAGGCGCTGGCGGCGATCGCTGCCAATACCTTGCCAGCTGAGTTTGCTGAGATGGTCGACGCCATCCTCGACGAGGATATCCAATGGCAGGCCCGCATGCTGCTCGCCGGCGCTACTGAGTTCAAGCGCAGCAACTGGTTCGTTGACTTCTTCGCCGCTATGAAGTCGCTTTCGAGCGAGTACATGGACGGCTTCTGGCGCGCTGGCGCCCTGCTGGACTGATCCAGACCGAACATCCTCTCACAAACCATCGGAGATCACCATGGACCGATCGCGATTCTTCGCGAGCGTTCGAACCTCATTGTTCGGCGGCTCGCTTACTGCGTCTCAAGTACAGGGGACGGAGGCCATTCTCGACGAGGCAGCGAAGGCTGTCATCGACGCGCGCTGGCTGGCCTATATGCTGGCGACGGCCTTCCACGAGACGGCTCGCACCATGCAGCCGGTCATCGAGACACGCCAGTCGGACGAGGTCACCAACCCGACGGTCGACAAGGCCATCGCCCGCCTGGAAAGCTCATGGGCAAAGGGCCGGATGCCTTGGGTCAAGTCGGCCTACTGGCGGAAGGATGCGCAGGGCAAGTCGTGGCTGGGCCGTGGGCTCGTGCAACTGACCCACAAGGCCAACTATGAGCGGATGGGGCCGATAGTCGGCGCCGACCTAGTTGGCAACCCGGATCTGGCCATGCGCGACGACGTCGCCGTCAAGATCATGTTCGAGGGTATGGCTCGCGGTCTCTTCACCGGCAAGAAGCTCGGCGACTACTTCACCGCGCAGAGCTCCGACTGGGTGAGCGCTCGCAAGATCATAAACGGCCTCGATCGGGCTAACGACGTCGCCGGCTATGCCAAGCGATTCTACGAAGCCTTGCAGGCTGCCGCATGAAGACGAAGGGGAAGCCCACTGAGGCGAAAAAGACCGGAGAGCCTGGCTGGAAATGGCGCCGCCTGATCATCTTCCCAGTCGTCACCTGGGCTTGCTGGCAGCTAATGAAGCTCATCGACGCGCCCGACACTAGGGTCAATGAAACAGTCGCATGGATATGGGGCGTCATGATCATGGTCCTCGTGCTCGGCTACACCGGGTTTGCGACCGTCCAAGACATCATCGCGATCTGGCGCACTGGGACTGGCCTGCCATACGCCACGCCTCCTGTGGCCGTCGACGGCGATCCGGTCGATCGGGCTTGCCCAGAGCCATACGAGCCTCCGCCCCAACCATTCAACGCCAAAGACGAGGGCAGGCCATGATTGGTGCCATCTTCACATTCCTGTACCGCGCGATCGGCTTCGGTGGCTTGGCCTTCCTTGGTCTCTACGTCTACGACTGGGGCATTCCGGGCGCGTCGCGCATTCCATACCTGTCGAGCATCCCGATCATCGGTGACCTCACGACGGGTAGGGCGCACTCCTTCGCCGCCGATCAGGTCAAGCTCGCCACGGCCGCTCAGACGGCCATCTACAACGCCCGCATCGAGAAGATGGTGTCCGCAGCCGAACTGACGGCAGCAAACGCTACGCTGGCCCGTGAGCGCGCTTTAAGGCGAATGGCGGACGAAGCGGCGGCGGAAGCCGACAAGCGCGCCATTGACGCCAAGCGAGGCGAGGAAGCCAAGGCTGCCGAGATAGAACGCCTCCGTGCTGAAGCCGATCAGGATGCCGAACTCTCACGCCCTAACGATAAGGACAGGTCATGGTCACCAAAACGATAGCCGTCCTCGTCATGGCAGTGGCTCTCGCTACTTGCCAGTCGACGGACGAGAAGGCGGACGGGCGCTTGCAGTCTGCTGCGGTGACGCGAGGGCAGGCGGCCGCGCAAAGCCCGCCCATTGTCCCGATCCCAGCCTGCATCGCCCATATGGAGCGAGTCCAGCTCCGAGACGAGCCGTGGGTGATCTTCAAGTTCCGATGGGAGGTCGCGGCCGACAACCGGGACAAGCAGGCTGACGACTGCGCGGCATGGATTGCCGATCTCAACCGGCGAAACGCCACGGTGAAGTGAAACCATGCAGCCAGACATAGCAACCGGCATCACAGCGCCATTCTTCGCCAACGGCATCATAGGCTCGATCTGTGTCGCCCTGGCCCTCTTCATCCTCAAACTGTGGACGGAAATGAAAAACGAGAGAGCAGCGCACAAGGTCGAGCTCGCGGCCAAAGACGCTCTCATCGAAAAGCTGTATGATGCCAGGATCAATGAAGCGCGGGTCGGTTTCGAGATCATCAAGGCGAATGAACGCTCTCTCGATGCCTTTGTCGCCGCGGTCAACGCAAGGAAGGCATCCTGATGGCATTCCTGAACCTAGTGAAGCGCATGTTGGATACCCGGATTGAACCGGTGACCTCCGATAGCGTTGCCCCCGCCGAACGAAACCACGCCAAGGAAAGACAGCTGCATGAGGCTGTCACTGACATGGTCCAAGCCAAGTTCAACGTCGAGCGTCGATCTTGGGAAATACGGCAGGAACTTGCCGGGAATGTCCTCAGCATCGTATCTGGAAAAATATAAATGATCAGAAGCCTCACGCCTAATCGCGCCGTCGTCTTCGCTGTCGGTGCGTTCCTTGCCTACTGGATCGCCTCGATGTTCGTGCCGCCGCTCGTGCTGCGCGATATCTTCAACTCATTGGCCTTCGGGACAGCGGTGATCATCACGATCACCTGGGGGCCAGCCGCGTTTCGAGCCGTCAAAAATGGTGCTGACAGCGGTGAATGGTTGCTCGTACTCGCCATCTTCCTGATCTGGCTGGTGGTGCTCTGCCAGCGGCTATACGTCATTGCCTTCAATTGGCTCGGTAGACCTGAGAGTTGGGCCTTGTCCCCGGTGTCCGGCTTTTGGCCCTACTCATACACTGTGGCAGGAATGTTATTCCTGAGCGCACCCGGCTTTCGGGATGGCGACCTTTCAACCCGGAACATCTGGGCGATCATCTTGGCGGTGGCAATTGGCTCCCTGCTGGCTGGCGTGATGATAGGTGCATCCATCTCCACCGTTTGAAGGTTAGGAGCCGTGACGGGCAGAATAGCCGAACTCTGCGTTTCTGCTGAGCCTCGCTTCCGTCGCGGCTTCAATTGACGGGAAATAGCCGATGAACTTGTTTTGTCCGACTTCCGTTGAGATGTATGCCATCCATTTCCCCCTCCGTTTGTCGAAGCACACACCCGTCACGCCGCTGGTATTGCGCTTGTACTGGGCTGTGTTGCGCCTGTTCACGGAGGTCGACACGTCCCTGAGATTGACGAACCGATTGTCTGCTCTGTTGCCGTTCTCGTGGTCAATCTGGTCTGCCGGCCACTCTCCAGTTTCGAGAAGCCACGCGACACGGTGAGCGAAATACTGCTTCCCATCGATCGTTCCGTGGAGATATCCCGCTGAGTGTTTGGTGGTCAGTGCAGGCTTGTTGGCATATCTCGCGTTCCACGCCGCACAGGATTGCTCTCGTCCCCAGCGGCTATCTTTGAACATCGCTGGCTGGCGTTCTAGCCACGTAAGCTGCCCGGTCTCACGATCATAGCGGATCAGCTTGCTGATCTGTTCAAAGCTCAGTTCATCTTTCATTTGCTACACACATCGCTCTGTACGGGCGGTGGGGGGCTGGCATCGAGATAGCGGAGCGCCCATGTGGGATGGTAGATGCCCGCCCAATTGTCGCCGTCGAGCCTGATCCGGAGCCTGCCGCTATCCGCTCGAATGATGGTGCCAAAGCGCGGCCCAGAACCATTGTCGCCCGCATACTCGACGCGACCGCCGCGTTTGGCAGGAACCCTGTAGTTCTTCCTGACCCACTCCATGCTCATATTTGTGCCTCCGGAGAATTGATGATGCGCATAACGGCGTCAGCCTGCCATGCCACAAGATCTCGATTGCCCTTGAAACCTTCCGTGGCGCCGGGATCGAACAGCGCTTTCATGATGCGGCTGCGCAAGGGGTCGGCCGGTGGGGTGGCGCGAAGGAACCGGCCACATTTCTCCGGCCCGCAGTGGTCAATCTTCTCCACGGCGAACTCGAAAGGCACAATCCATGCGTCAGGGTGTCCCGGCCACGTGTAGCCGCTGCCGCCATGGCGCCAAACGCCGTTCTCAGTCTGGATTTGCACCATGACGCCCGCCCACGACTGCGCGCGTTTGCTGTTCGGATATTGCCGAAGGTACTTCTGTGTTATGAAGTCGCGACCAAATAGCCTGCTCATCGGCCCACCTTCGTAGAGGCGAGAGCGTCAACCGCCGAGCGCAAGCCCTCGAAAGCGTCGAAAGGCACGATCCAGCACTTTTCGCCGCTGTCGTCTTCGAAGCTGCCCAAATGCCCGTTGCGCTTCTTGTAGGTGTCTGACGCGCTAACGATCACGTCCTTGGCCGCTTCAATCAGCCGATCAGCGCCAACCACATTCGAAACGGGCGATGGGTGTAGAGCGTCACGACGCCTTTCGAGCAGATGCAAGCAAGCCTCGACCTTTGCATAGGTTGTCATGCTTTTGGTAAATTCAGGCATGATCGGGTGGCCTTGATCATCGCCCTGACCTTCGGCAAGCATGGCGTCGATTTCCTCAAGCTCACGGGCCAGATCAAGCCGACGCACGATGATATCTTGCGCCTGATTGGGTGAGTAGCAGACATCATCAGGAACGCCGATCTTCTCAATCAGAAGCCAGGCCAGAACCGCCTCAGCAGAGGTCATAGGCGTGTAGCCACCGTCAGCCATGAAGGCATCGGCGTCATAAAGATCACCACGCACATTCTCTATGGGCGATGGGGGCTGGCCGAAGGGGAGCCAGCCAATTACCTCACCAGCGCCAGTCACGAAGCAATCTTGCTGCCAGTCCCACCCTGCAAAATCCCACCGATCTTCCTGCGTGTTCGCGAGGTTGTTAAAGCCGATGGTCTCGTATGGCTCTCGGCTATCGTCAAAAGGCGTGAATGCGTCATTCTCATCCTGACCCTGCCGGATCAGTAGGTGAAGCATTGTCCCATCCTTGGGGGCGCAGACCGGATCGTTCCAATTCCGCATCAGACGATCTCCCAATCCTGAGAGAAGACGTCGTCCTGAGAAAATACCCATCCAGGCTGGCGCTCGCCTTGTGCCGTGCGTAAAACCAGAACTGGCTTGAAGCCGATCGCTTCGTACTGATAGACGTACATGCCCTTTCCATTCCATCCAGAACGGGCGATGCGGTGTCCTTCAAGGACAGCCTTGATAGCTTCGTGCGATTTCATGATTGGACTTCTCCGGGGTTGTGAGGTGTGGCTGATCCGCCAAGATATTGAGGGGCTTGGCATCTAGTCGCGCTCTCAAGCGCTGCGCGGATGAGCGCTCTGGCTTTTGCCGATACGTCGTTGTCATCGAGCAAGGCGAGGGCTGTTCCAATTTCGTCCCAAACACGACCCGCCACGTCTTGGTCGGGGGCCTCTTCGACGGCGGCCATCAAATGAACGATCACATCATCGATGGCGTCGCGAAGCATCTCCTTTTCCTCTTCGGTCGGCGGGTAGCAATCTGCATCCTCGTTTTCGGATGCCGGGGCGTAGCGGTAGCTTTCCAGATATTTCGCCACATCGAAGCGATGCAAAGCGCGTATCGCATGGGCCTCGCAAGCGTCCCGCAATGAGCGGGCTGCTGGTTCGAGCGACTTGGCATCGATCGAAATCGTTAGGTCAACGCGCTCTCCCGTTGCCTTCCACGAGCGCCACGCGATCCGGCCATCCCACCAAAGAACATAACCCTCCGGCCATTTTGACAGGCGAACAACGCTGCCTTCCGGGGTTTCTTCCGAGTAAAGCGCTTTAGTGCCGTCGCCGGTCGCGGGCTCGGCATTCATCGATGCTGGTCTTGTCCTCTCGTAGATCAGGCGTGAAATCTTCATGCGTGCCGTCGATACGTCGCCGCAGGTCATGATCTCGCGGATTTGATCGTCGCTGATTGGAGCAAATCGTCCCATCTTCCCGCCGTCCGACATCTTTTGCCTCCATTGGTTGCCATTGTAATCGTCCCCGATTATAAATCTTAAACGGGGACGATTACAAGCGATGGAGAGCCCGCTTTGACAAATTTATCGGGGACGATTAATCAGGGCCGCATGGGGCGTCCAACTCTCAATGTTGTGGAAACGAAAGTGCGGATCTCGCAAGAGACGAAGGACCGAATCAAAGCCATTGCTGGTAACTACCGCATGGCCGACTTCATTCGTGAAGCCATCGAGAACGAACTATCCCGCCGGGAAGAGAAGCAGGATTAG